GTTATTTCACCCGTGATAGTTGGTGCGGCAGGTACATCCACTGGTTTGACCGAGGACGATTGATCTGAATCCGCACCGAAGCCTATCGCGTTGATTGCCCGTATTTTTAGTACATAGGTTGTTCCATTTAATAGACCTGTTGCTATTAATGGACTAGCCGTTGTTCCTGCACTGCGTGCATTCCAATCCGACCAGCTGCTTCCACCATTGGACGAATAGGCGTATTCATAGGTGGTTATATCGGAACCATTATCGATCCCTGCTGTGAAAGCAATGGATACTGATGTGGCACCGGTCGTGACACCCGTAATGGTGGGTTTTGCGGGGGCTGCTACTGGTTTGAATGAGGACGATTGAACTGATTCTGCACCTGGGTCCACTGCATTCACGGCCTTTAGTTTTACTTGATATGTTTGACCATTGACGAGTCCTGTTGCTACAAGTGGACTTTCGCTTGTTCCTGTACTTCTTTGGGTCCAAACCGACCAACTTGATCCACTATTTGATGTATAAGAGTATTGGTAAGAGGTGATTGCAGAGCCATTGTTAAAACTGGGGTCGAATGCGATACTGACTGATCGATCCCCTGCTACAACACCTGTGATAGCTGGTGCCTCTGGTGCGGCTACTGCCATTACTGATGATGATTGAGATGATTCTACACTGGCTCCCAATGCGTTCACCGCTTCTAGTTTTACTAGGTATGTTTGGGCATTGATGAGACCGGATATTAGTAGTGGACTAGCAGTGGTTCCTGTACTTCGTTGGGTCCAAGCTGACCATGTACTTCCATCATTGGATGAATAGGAGTGTTTATAAGTTGTTATAGCTGAGTCATTGTCCGCGTTGGCATGGAACGCGACACTGATGGATCGGTCTCCACCGGTTACACCTGTAATCGTGGGGGCATCGGGAGCTCCGGCTAAGATGAGTGAAATAACATTCGAGGGTACACTATTTCCAACATCATTCATTGCGATCAATTTTACAGCATAGGATGCGCCATTTTCTAACTCTGATACTTCTATTTGTGTTGTTGTTGACTCTGGACTGCGTTCTGTCCAGTTGCTCCCGTTATCAAGAGAATACATATAGTTGATTATAGGTGATCCATTATTCGCGTTCGCGCTAAAATTAATAGTAATTACACTATCATTAGCAGTTACACTTGTAAGAGTGGGGGCATCGGGGACAGCGGCCGGTATTACTGAAGATGATTGATTTGAATCTGTGCTATCACCTTTTGCGTTTACCGCTCTTATTTTAACGAGGTATGATTGACCATTGGTGAGACCAGTCACGATGAGCGGGCTTTCACTGGTTCCTGCACTTCGTTGAGTCCAAGCCGACCATGTGCTTCCACTATTGGATGAATAAGCGTGTTTGTATGTGGTTATCGCAGATCCATTGTTAAAATTCGCGGAGAAATTGATTCTGACTGATCGATCACCGGCTATTGCCGTATCAATGATTGGTGCAAATGGTAACCCAGCTGGTGTGACAGATTGGGCTGGCGATGACGCCACACTATCTCCTGCCGCATTCACAGCCTTTACTATTATTGCGTACGTTTTGCCATTTTCTAATTCTGGTATAACCAATGAACTGGCAGTGGATGCAGGACTACGATCGGTCCAGTTGTCCCCGTTATCAATAGAATATTTATAGTTGGTTATAGCGGATCCATTGGCCGCGTTGGCGGTGATGGTAAATGTCGCAGTGCTATCACCGACACTTGCAGTAGTAATAGTTGGTGCTGCTGGGGGAGCGATCGGTGTTACGGATACAGCGTTTGATTCTGTACTGGCACCTATAGCGTTCACTGCCTTTATTTTTACTGGGTATGATTGACCATTTGTTAAGCCTGAAATGGTGATAGGGCTGATAGTTGCGGAAGGATCAAGTGGTGTCCAACTGGTGCCGTTATTTTTGGAGTATTGATAATTTGTTAGGTCGGATCCGTTGGCGAAACCAGCAGTAAAGTTAACTATGGCTGATCCATCTCCCGCGATTATATTATTGATGATTGGACTAGCGGGTGCGCCGGCGGGAGTCACTGATAGAGCGTTTGATTCGTTACTCAACCCTTTTCTGTTCAACGCCTTTAATTTTATGGAAAATGTCTTGCCGTTTTCTAATTCGGTCAACAATATAGGACTGGATGTGGAGGCGGGACTTAGGATTGTCCAGTTGTCGCCGTTATCGGTGGAGTAGTGGTAATTTGTGATAGCGGCTCCATTGTCCAATCCGGCTGTGAAGTCGATACTGGCAGTTTGATCACCAGATGTGATACCCGTAATAATGGGGGCAACTGGATTCGTTGATGGGGTGACAGATATCGAAGTTAATGTTTCACTTACCCCGATAGCATTCACCGCATTTAGTTTGACTTGGTACGTTTGACCATTTGTTAGATTGGATACAACTATAGGGCTCGCTGCTACTGAAACGTCGAGGATCGTCCAATTTACACCATCATTTATAGAGTACTGGTAGGATATTATGGCAGATCCGTTATCTGAGTTGGCGGTGTAAACAATAGTTAAAGATTGATCTTCTTCATCCACTCTTACAATAGTGGGGGATGCGGGTGCGGCTACGGGCATCACTGATTCTACTGAGGATTCTACACTTGAACCGATTGCGTTCACTGCCTTGATTTTCACTTGGTACGTCTGCCCATTTGTTAGACCAGATATTGTGATAGGACTTGTTGTTGAGACGGGACTGCGTATTATCCAGCTAACGCCATTATCTGTAGAGTATTCGTAATTGGTGATGGCGGAACCATTGTTGAAGTTGGGAGTGAAAGCGACGCTGGCGGACTGATTGCCTGCGGTGATGGATGTAATAGTGGGTGCATCAGGGGCTGCTACTGGCATTCCTGACTGGGTGTTGGATTCTGTACTTTCACCGATCGCGTTTACTGCCTTTAGTTTTACCTCGTACGTTTGACCATTGGTTAAACCGGATACAACGATTGGACTTGTTGCGGCGGAGGCATCGATAGTTATCCAATTTACACTTCCGTCCAATGAACAAGAGTATTGGTAACTTGTTACAGGAGAACCATTGTCTGATCCAGCAGTGTAGTTGATTGACACATTATGGTCTCCTCCTGTTATGGATAGAATAGTGGGGGCAGCTGGTGCAGCAACTGGTTTTACTTGAATTGTGTTGGATGTTTCACCCGCACCAACCTCGTTCACGGCTCGTAGTTTTATGAAATAGGTTTCTCCGTTGGTTAAACTGGATATGGCTATGGGACTGGATGTTGTCTGGGGATCGAGTGTGGTCCAGACGGCTGTACCACTAGTAGTAGCAGAGTATTGGTAATTTGTTATATCGGAACCATTTGTTTCGCCGGCGGTGAAGGTGATAGTGGCGGATTGATCGCCCGCCAAGACTTCTGTGATAGTGGGAGCAGTAGGTGTGAATATAGGTTTCACGGATAGAGCATTTGATTCAAGACTTGAACCGACTGCGTTCACGGCCTTTAGTTTCACTTGGTATGTTACACCATTGACTAAACTGGATATTAAGATGGGACTGCTTGTGGAGGCGGGGTCGAGTGTGGTCCATACGTCTTCTTCACCATCTACTACGTAAGAGTATTTGTAATTGGTGATGGCGGAGCCATTGTCTGAACCGGCGGTAAATGCCACACTGGCAGACTGATTCCCTGCCGTGATGGATGTGATAGTGGGTGCTGCTGGTGCGGCCGCTGGAGTGACGGGTGTGCTGTCAGATGCTGCACCTGCGCCGATATTGTTGATGGCTATTAGTTTTACTTGGTAAGTTTGACCATTTGTTAAACCGGATACGACTATGGGACTGATTGTGGAGGAGGGATCGAGTGTTGTCCAGTTGTCGCCGTTGTTTGTAGAATATTGGTAATTGGTGATGGTGGAACCATTGCTGGAGCCGGCGGTGAAATTGATAGTGGCCGATTGATCACCAGCCGCGATGGATGTGATCGTGGGGGCTGCTGGTGCTGCCACAGGCGTTCCTGACTGGGCTGCGGATGCTGAACTTGTACCGATCTCGTTCATGGCCTTTAATTGCACTTGATATGTTTGACCATTGGATAGACCGGATATTGTGAGTGGGTTGGACGTTGAGGCGGGGTTGGGTGTTGTCCAATTTGCGCCGTTATCTGTGGAATATTGGTAATTGGTGATGGCGGAGCCATTCGCGGAACCGGTAGTGAATGCGATGCTGAGTGATTGATCGCCAGCCGTAACGTCTGTGATAGTGGGGGCTGCGGGGGCGGCCACTGGTGTCACTGATTGGGTACTGGTTTCTTCACTGGCACCGATTGCGTTCAATGCCTTTATTTTTACAAGGTATGTATCGCCATTGGTTAATTCGGAAACATAAATGGCTCTATATTCTACACTTGATGCGTCGAGCAAGGTATCCACCTCTAATGGGTCTAGTGTGACCCAACTTACTCCGTTAGTAATAGAATATTGGTAGCTTGATATGGCTGATCCATTGTTGAATCCGTCTGTGAAGTTGATTGTGGCTGATTGGTCTCCTGCCACAATGCTGATGATAGTGGGTTTCGCTGGAGCGGCTACGGGGGTGACTGATTGAGATGCGGTTTCCTCACTAGTACCGATTATATTGACTGCCCTTAGTTTTATATCGTATGTTTCACCATTGGTTAGATTGGATACATATATGGTGCTGCTTTCTACTGCCGATGCGTCAAGTGTTGTCCAACTTGTGCCGTTATCGATGGAATATTGGTAACTGGTAATGGCGGATCCATTGTTTGAGCCGTCGGTGAAATTGATTGTGGCGGATTTATCGCCCGCCGTGATGGTGGTGATGGTGGGTTTAGCGGGTGCTGCAACCGGCGTCACTGATTGGGTCTCTGTTGCGGCACTGGTACCTTGCGCATTTGTTGCCTTTAGTTTCACTTGGTAAACTTCACCATTTGTTAGATTGGATACATGTATGGCTCTATGTCCGGGACCCTCTGCGTCTGGGATGAAATCTACCGCGGAGGCGTCAAGAGTGGTCCAAGTTGTGCCGTTATCGGTGGAATATTGGTAGCTTAGGATGGCGGACCCATTGTCGGCGCCGTCGGTGAATTTGATTGTGGCTGATTGGTCGTCTGCCACTAGTTCTATAATAGTAGGGGTTTCTGGAGCGGCTACTGGTGTGACGGGTTGTGCCTCTGATGCTGTACCCGCGCCTTGTGCGTTCATGGCCTTTAATTGCACTTGGTAAGTTTCACCATTTGTTAGACCGGATATTGTTATGGGACTTGTAGTGGCGGATGGATCGAGTGTGGTCCAGCTGTAGCCATTATCTGTGGAGTATTGGTAATTTGTGATGGCGGCTCCATTGTCTGAACCGGCGGTGAAGGCGACACTGGCAGATTCATCGCCTGCCGTGATGGATGTGATAGTGGGGGCTGCGGGAGCTGTAGGTGTTTCTGTTGCTGTGGGTGTGACCGGTGTGCTGGATGATGCTGCACCTTCACCGATATTGTTGATGGCTATTAGTTTTACTTGGTAAGTTTGACCATTTGTTAAACCGGATACGACTATGGGACTGATTGTGGAGGAGGGATCGAGTGTTGTCCAGTTGTCACCATTATCTGTGGAATATTTGTAATTGGTAATGGCAGAGCCATTACTGGAGCCGGCAGTGAAATTGATTGTTGCTGATTGATCGCCAGCTGTGACGGATGTGATAGTGGGGGCTGCGGGGGCAGTGGCTTCTGCAGCTGGTCCTTCTGCTACCGGAGTGACGGATTGTGCCAATGATGCTACGCCTTCACCTACATTGTTGATGGCTATAAGCTTCACTTGGTAAGTTTGACCATTTGTTAGACCAGATACGACTATGGAGGTGGACGTGGAGTCGGGACTGAGAGTTGTCCAGTTGTCACCATTATCTGTGGAATATTTGTAGTTGGTGACGGCGGATCCATTACTACCACCAGCTGCGAAATTGATTGTCGCTGAGGCATTACCAGCCGTTATGGATGTGATAGTGGGGGCTGCGGGGGCAGTTACTAATGCGGCTAATGCGGCTTCTGAGGCAGCTAACAAGTCCGCGGATGATAATGGGACTATTGTAGGAAAAATAGATAATTCATTGACATTTGTAGCACCCTCTAGATAATAAGCGGTACTAAGTAGTGGACAGCTTACAAATACATTCCCCCTCATTGGTATATCGGATCCCATAAAATAAACGACTGATAGATTTGGACAATTCCAAAACGTCATCCCCCCTATATTAGTCACTGAACTAGGAATGGATACTATTGTTAACGAATTATTATATAATGACCAGTTAGATATACTTGTTAAAGAACTGGGACTAGCAAATGTTAGACTTATTAAATTAGTCATATTGGTTAATGACCAATCTGGAATATTCGTTATTCCTGTTCCAATAGTGAGATATTTCGGGTTCAATCCATTTACACAACTTATAGTTGTAATTGAATTTGGTATAGTGAAATTTGTTAAAGGACAACCTTCAAATGCAGCAGATCCAATACTGGTTACTGAATCGGGTATAGTGACATTGGTTAGACTTACACAATTAAAAAATGCATTGGGACCAATACTGGTTACTGAACTCGCAAATGTCACGCTCACCAATAAAGAATTACTTAAGAATGCACTATCACTTATACTTGTGACTGAACTAGGTATAACATATGACGTTTTATAAGGACAAGATATTAACGTGGTAAATGTTTTATTAAATAGAACTCCATCCTCGGCAGCATATGACGTATTTGAAGCGCTTACAACTATGGTTGATATTTGACTACCCATTAATGCACCTAATCCAATGCTTGTTACAGAAGCGGGTATGGTTATACTTGTTAGAGCTGTGCAACCTTGGAATGTCTGTTCTCCAATGCTAATTAGTGAATTAGGTAAAGCGATACTTGTTAGAGCTGTGCAACCTTGGAATGCCCAACCTCCAATGCTAATTAGTGAATCAGATAGTGTAATACTTGTTAGAGCAGTATTACTACCAAATGCATCATTACCTATACTAGTAACTGAATTCGGTAGAGCGATACTTGTTAGAGCTGGATTATTATAAAATCCACCATTACCTATAGTTGCCAACGAACTTGGACCTTCGAATATTACACTTGCTAGAATAGTTAAATTCGAAAATGCATTGTTATCAATACTGGTTACCGAGTTTGGTATAGTGATACTCGTCAACCCACTACATCCAGAGAATGCCCATTCGCCAATACTGATTACGGAATCAGGTATCGTGATACTTGTTAGATTCGTTGCATTTTGGAATATAGCAGCACCAATGCTAGTTACAGAGTCTGGTATAGTATATGCTGTTTTACCTGGAGAGAATGCTATTAGTGCAGTTAATGTTGCATTAAATAATACACCATCCGCGCTGGCAAATGTTGTACTGGATGGGTCCGCAAATATGTTCTGCAAAGCATTGCAATTAGAAAACACTTGTGTGCCTATCGTTGCGACGGAAGCAGGAATAGTGATACTTGTTAAAGCGCTACCGAAGAATGCTATGTCTCCAATGTTGGTGACTGAACTAGGAATTTCAAAGACAACACTTGCTAAACCAGTGCAATTATAGAATGCAGCTGCTCCAATGTTAGTCACCTGACTTGGTATAGTGATAGTGGTTAAATTGGTCTTATTACTTAGGGACCAATCTGATATATTCGTTATCCCGCTTCCGAAAACGATAGATGACAACAAACTTAACTCTCCGAGACAATATAGATTAGTTAAAGCATCTGGTATTGTGAAACTTGTTATAGGACATCCACTGAATGGTGCCCAACCTGTACTAATAATGGAAACGGGTAGTGTGACACTTGTTAAACCGCACCCTTTGAATGCATACTCCCCAATAGTGGCGATGTTACTTGGACTGGCAAAAGTAACGCTTGCTAGAGCAGAACACGCATTAAATGCATAATTACCTATTCCGATTACATTAAATGTATTTGTTCCATCACTAATGGTAGATGGTATAGTGATATCCGTACCCTGATCGCCAGTGTACCCCGTAATGACCGCCTCTTGGTCAGCAAGATAGGGAGTATATGTGATACCATTTACTACGAAAGTTGGACCGGCCGTGGCGTTGGGTGTCACTGATTGTGAGTTTGATGCTACACTATCACCTATATCATTTACGGCCTTTAATACTACATTGTATGCTGTGCCGTTTGTTAGACCTGTTACAACGATTGGGCTGCTTGAGGATGCGGGACTTCTTGTTATAAAAGTGGCTCCATTGTCGGTAGAATATTTGTAATTGGTAATGGGGGATCTATTGGCTGCACCGGCTGTGAAAGATATAGTCGCTCGGCGACTATCTGGGGCCACATTTGTAATAGTTGGCGCGTCTGGTTCGGTAGGCGCTAATAATGTAACTGATTGTGAGTTTGATATTGCGGTACTATCATTGTCTCCGTCTAGTACTGCCATTATTTTTACTGCATATGTGCCATATGCTAAGCCTGTTACCACTATTGGACTCACTCTTGATACTGGATCTCGCGATGTCCAAGTGGTTCCATTATCGGTGGAATATTTGTAATTTAATACGCCTGTATAGACTCCTTCAGTGAAGTTAATTGTTGCTAACTGATCTCCCGCCTCTACGCTGGAGATAGTCGGAGTTGCCATTAATGCGATTAAGGCGGCTTCATCGGCGACGGATGTTTGTTGGGCAAATACACTTAGTTGACTGGTATTTGTTGCGCCGTCGATGTAATAAGCGGTGGCTCCAATACTTCCTGCAAGACTGGGTATATCACTTCCTATAAAATACACCTTGGCTAAATTTACACAATCATTGAATGCTGTTCCACCGATAGATGTGACGGAAGACGGAATAGCTATTTGCAATAAATTGCTACAACTTGAGAATGCACCACCCTCTATACGGGTCACATTACATGGACTCACAAATTGAACATTTGACAAATTTGAACAAAAGCCGAACGTTTGAAACCCAATAGTACCAGTAACTGAACTAGGAATAGTTACACTTCTTAAACTGGTGCAGTAATTGAACAAATCAGATCCCAAATGGGTCACTGAATTAGGAATAGTGATACTCACAAGAGATATACAACTACCAAATGCTTGATTGCCAATGCTAGTGACTGAATCGGGAATAATGATACTTGTTATTTGACTACTCACAAAAACCCATGAATCAATAATAGTTAATGAACTTGGACTATCAAATGTTATACTTGATATGCTACTAGATTGAAAAGCAGAATCCCCTATATTCGTTACCGAACTCGAAATATGTACACTTGTTATAGCTGAACCTTGGAATGCTCTGCTGCTAATATTAACGACTGAACTTGGTATAGTAAGACTCGTTAGATGTACACTATTTGCAAATGCATCAGTACCAATATTAGTGACTGAACTAGGAATAGTATATGAGGTCCTTGCATTGTTAGAAAAATACAAAGATAAATTTAACATAGATGCATCGTATATTGCAGCACCATCGCTTACAAATGATGTATTTTCTGGATCTATATTAATGCTTGTCAAAACATTACACCCGTTGAATGCGCCTCCACTTAAACTAGTTACTGATGCGGGTATGGTAATACTCACTAGACTAGTACTATCACCGAATGCCCTATAAGCAATAGTGGTTACTGAACTAGGACTAGCAAAAACTACGCTTGTCAAACTCGAACAATAACAGAACGTTTGAAATTGAAGCGTAGTGACGGAATTTGAAATAGTTGCTGTTGTTAGATTGCCACAACCATTGAACAAATCGGAACCCAAATGTGTCACTGAATTAGGTATGGTGATACTCGTAAATTGACAATTTCCGAATACTTGATTACCTATACTTGTGACGTGACTTGGACTTTCGAAGACTATGCTTGTTAGATTTTTATTCATGAAGACATAATTCTCAATCTCAGTGACGTTATATTGCCCAATGGCAGAAGGGATAGTTATAGATGTACCACTTACCCATGCCGTAGCCTTGGCAGTGGAGGAAGAAGTGGTGAGGTAACGAACACCACTAATAATAAATTCTTTTATCGCGGCGGCTGCTGTTATCGCGGCTTCATCGGCAACGGATGTTTGTGTTGCAAATACACTTAGTTGACCAACGTTGGTTGCATCTGCGATGTAATAAGCGGTGGCTCCATTAGCGTTACCACCTTGAATAATGGGTATATCAGTTCCCATAAAATATACTTTAGCTAAATTTGCGCAACCACCAAATGCAGTTGATTGAATAAGTGTTACAGAAGCGGGTATAACAAGCGTAATCAAATTACTGCAATTATAGAACATCGTGTTACCAAGAATAGTTAATGAACTTGGTATATTTATACTTGTTAAACTCGTACAACCATTGAACGTGTCGTTACCCATATTTGTGAGTGAATTTGGTAAAATAATACTTTCTAGCCCAGAATTCGAGAATACAGCATGTGTACCCACATAGGTTACCGAATTGGGTAGCGTTATATTCTTTAACTTATAACAATTAGTGAACGAGTAATCCTCTATTCTAGTAAGCGAAGATGAACTATCAAATGTTACACTTGATAGATTTATGCAACCATAAAATGCAGCATTCATTGATGTAACCGAACTTGGTATATTTATACTTGTTAGCCCTGTACAACCATCGAATGTATAATTCAAACTTGTTATAGAATTATTTAGAGTAACACTTGTTAGATTTGTGCAACCTTGGAATATTCCACCTAACGCACCGGTAACTGAATTTGGTATAGTATATGATGTTCTTGTAGGTGAATCAAAATACACAACTAGAGCAGTCAAATCAGCATTAAACAATATCCCATCTACACTTGCAAATGTTGTATTTGATGGATGTACGCTTATGGATCCATTATATTGATTAAATGCAGAGTTTGACAAATTAGTTACAGAGGCGGGTATAGTAAAGCTTGTTAAACTTGTACACCCACCGATTATAGCACTTTGAATAGTATTAATATTACATGGACTCTCAAAAGTAATACTTGTTAAACTTGTGCAAGTATAGAACATCGTGTTACCAAGAATAGTTACTGAACTTGGTATATTTATACTTGTTAAACTTGTACAATTCGTGAATGTGTCATTACCCATAGATGTGAGTGAATTTGATAGAGTAATACTTTCTAGTCCACTACAACCTGAGAATACAGCCGTTGTACCCATAAAGGTTACCGAATTGGGTATAATGATATTCTGTAAACTATAACAATTCCAGAACGCGTAATCCTCAATTCTAGTAAGCGAAGATGAACTATCAAATGTTACACTTGATAGATTTGAACAACCAACAAATGCATAATTAATTATTGTAACCGAACTTGGTATATTTATACTTGTTAGGTTTATACAACCATTGAATGTAGCATTCAAACTTGTTATAGAATTATTTAGAGTAACACTTGTTAGATTTGTGCAACCTTGGAATGCATTATTACTCATACCGATGACATTATATGTGTTAGTGCCATCAGTAATAGTAGAAGTAATCGTTACATTTGCACCAATATTAGAATTATAACCGACTAATGTGGCATTTGTACCATCTGTGCTGTATATAACTCCATCAATAACAATAGTATCCAACAATGATGAGTAATCTTGTATTTGGTCGTTAAAATAAACGGCGTGAATGTCTTCATGCGTTGACTCTAATATCCAATCACCTCCATATTTGATATTTCCGGTGTTGTTATCGGATGCTCCAATGATGACACCCGTCTTCTCTTGTAACGCGGAATAATAAGTGGCCCAATCGGCATTTAGTAATGTACTGCAGGCCAAATAATCCACATTTGAAACGTGAAATTGTCTTATAATATCCACTACAAATTGCTTGTTCGCTTCCGAAAATAATGATTCTTGGTTCAAAAAGTGAGGAGATTCACTAAAATGGCTTACAAATGCAATGCGAGAAATATTGGTGAACTTTTTGCTTAGTAATGCTAGCATTTGTTCCCTCGTGCACATGGGATCATAAATGATGGGGAAGGTTTCAGCGTTTGCGTAATTTTGAAAAGATTTTACATTTGAATCAATGAATAACACTTTTTTCATTGCACTGGTATCAACTGCATCATCATACTCTAGATTTACTACTGGTCGTAATTCACTTTCTAGAGCAGGGGGTCGTAAGCTACTTTCGACAGCAGGTTGGAAGAGAGGAGGTCGGAAGAGAGGGGGTTCAACGTAAACAGGTGCCGCCGCTTTGGCCGCTGCCACTTTAGCCAATATTTCCTCCATTTCTAATTTGCGTCTTTTTTCTTCCGCAAATCCAACTGGGTCTGATATTTCTTTTAGACGGAGTCTCTCTGCTTCTTTTGCTTCAGCTTGGGCTTGAGCTTTGGCATCAGCTTGAGCTTTGACCATTTGCGCTTGGGCTTGAGCCAATTGCGCTTGTGCATCAGCACGAAGCTTTTCCTGTTCTTGTGCTTTAAATGCCTGAGAAATTTCATTTGGATTGGTCATTTTTAACGGAACTCCAGAAGGATCGAGTCCATATTTGTGTAATGCCCTATGTAACGGGTTAAGTGGAATTCCAGAAGCGTCAATACCTTGAAGCTGTTGACTTGGTAACAAACCTACAACACTCGCAGCAGCAGGAGCAACACTAGCAGAAATCGCAGGGTTTAGTTGCATAGTACTATAATTATATATTTAATTATTTGAAAAATATATCATTCTTTGTCCATTCTTTGTCAATTCTTTGTGCATTCTTTGCACATTGACAGCGTCAAAGGAGGAGTATATAATTTATCACTATATTTACAATATGAATAATCATTTAACTTTCTTAAATAGTGTTGTTGTTATTCAAACTCCTTTGACAATGCAGCGAACTCTTCCGGCTTGCAAACAAGCCTACGTTTCCCTACAAACTCCTACAAAATATTGCCTTAAATTGTCGAACGATCATACTTGTACCGACGACATTAGTCAACTTTTTTTTAAAGCTCTACTTGATAGTAAAATTCTTACTGGTTCTTCCATAAATAGTTCTTATAGTTCGATTTCTTTTTATGCATCATCTGTTGTAAAATTGAAAGATTGGTTGTTGTCTGGTGGGTCTGGTAGGATGTCATATAATTCAGCGATTCATTTAGTATATTCTTTATCTAAACAACAAAAATATTTAGAAAATAACAAGCTTGGTTTTGTTTATTTCAATGTAGATGATATCGTCGTGATCGATGATAGTAAATTTATATGTGTGAACCCATCTTTGTGTGAAGAACTCTTCTGGCTAAGGCCTAAGGCGAGCAGTGGTGTTATGACTCTATGTCGTCCTTTTAATCGTGCTCATTGTTTTTGTTCTCCTGAGCTACTTCGTGTTGATTCTTTACCCGCATCCGTTCACTATAAAACATCCTATTATAGTTTAGGACTGCTCGCTATATTTTGTTTATTTGGTTATGATGGTCGTTGCTGCAGTGACTTGCAACAAGTCTACGTTTCCCTCCAACCTATATTAAATACAAAATTGTATTTTTATCTGTTGCGATGTTTATCTCTTCATGCGGAGAATAGACACCTATTCTTTGTCTAATATTCCTCCATAAATCCTTCGACTACGTCTACGGATTATAGTCGGGAAACATCGGCTTGCAAGCAAGCCTACGTTTCCCTCCAATATTCCTCTAATTTTATTATCTATTTTTATTATCTATTATTATGTTAAATGAGCTTGCAAACGATGAAAAAAAAAGGAATAATAAACTACGGCACCAAAAGATCTGATAGAGGGCCTGGTGGTAGCTGGATAGTCCAAGGGCCTTTTGGCAAGGGATGGGCTAGCGGTAGCGGTAGCGGCAATTCTGTTGTTGTTAGTGCTACCGGACCTGTCGGATTTAGTATCAACGGCGGAACTCGTTCTCCTGGTTATATCGGAAAAAGCATGGCATTCAGCAAGAATGGAACACCCTTTTTAGGGCAATTTGCTCGAGGAACCGGTGGGATTGGTGGTCGTTATCCTAACCCGCAGTCCGTATTTAATTCCCCTCCTGTTCGCGGTATTACCCAGGGTCAACAAGCTGAATATATTAAGCCGTCTGTTTTGACTACAAAAGGTATGCTTGAGAAGAAATATAAGTGGATCCATAATGGTCAATACCCGAATGTGTGGGTTCAACCTGTTTACCCTAATGGGTCTATGTCGGATAACGCAAGTCAACTTTTATATATCCAACAAAAAGCGGCGGCGAATGTTTGTGTGAATGATACAAACAAAGAAGAATTATATGTTGGTCATAGAAGATGTAGTAGCGCTGGTGGCTGCAATATTGATGCGAATGCTTTACTTGGCGCTGCTAGCGGTAGCAGTGGTGGTGGCGGTGGCAGCGGTAGTTACAGACCATTTAAAATCATTGATTCCGCTGGTCTTTATACCAAATTTATTAAGATCCCTCAAACTAGTAGTCAATACACGTTACAGGTACAGCGATTGTGTGCTAATCCTGTTGGAAGATTGAAGCCTTTTCCGTTTGCTACGAATGGTGGAACCGGTAATGCTTCGTCTAGTTTTGTTCCACCTCCTATTGCGCAAATTTATTATGATACTCCTCCTGCGTGGTATTGGGCTTAAATATGATATATTATTTTATTGTAATATATTATATGAGTGCGCTTACTATTGGTTTGGCTGCTGCGGGTACTATAATTGGTGTAGGACTGGTGTATTATGGACTCAAAGGTAATGCTAGTGCTGGTGCTGGTGCTGGTAGTGGTGCTGGTGCTGGTGCTGGCGTTGCTTACGCGCCTACTACTTACGACAATTTGGAAGGGTCTAGACAGCAGGTTTATGGCGGTCGTGGCAGTGGTCGCATTCGCAGTAAAAGTAAGCGCATAACTACGGCTCGCAGCAGAAGGCGACGGCGTTAGTTATTTTATGTGGTTATAGTAGAATGGATGAAGTTGCTATTGCAGGAATTACAACTTTTAGTATTTTAGGTGCAGCTGCTGTTGGAATAATATATAGCATTTTTGGTCCCGGCTCTGGTCCTAAACAGGGTTCTGATCATGATGCTTATTCTGAATATCATGCAAAAGAGGCTAATGAAAGGGCTGCTACTGCTCATGCGGATGCAAATGCTGCTGATACTGGTTCCGGTTCCGGTTCCGGAAGACGATCTAGAAAATCTCGCCGATCTAGGAGATCTAAGAAATCTAGAAGAAACTGAAGGGAAACGTAGGCTTGTACACGTCGTTGAGCAAGCCTATGTTTCCTGACTATAATCCGTAGACATGAGCTCCTTCACTAACGTTACGGAGCTTAATCCAGAAAACTTCGGCTAACGCCTACGTTTTCCTACGCAAAGCATTGTCGAAGGATTATAATATAAACACATTTTTTGTAGTTTAATAAAATGTCCTCTTATGATATGGCTAATTATGATTTTTCTGTCGACCCAGAAAATCTTTTTGCGCGCACCGATAAGGTGATGGAATTACGGGTATTTGTTGATAGTAATGATAGCGAATTTATTGAAACATATCGGTCGGCTATTTTACAACACAATACGAATATATTTTTTAATCCTTTTTATGACGCTGGGTTTGATCTGCTTTGTCCAGATAATTATAAATGCCTTGGTGGGTGCGTCACTAAAATAAATTTTCAGATTAAAACCTGTGCGCGCATTATTAGTGAGAATGGGCAATGTGTGTATACCGGATTTTATATGTATCCGCGATCTAGTTTGTCTAAGACGTTTTTACGCCTCGCGAATAGTGTTGGTGTTATTGATAGTGGATATCGAGGAGACTTGATCGGGGCGTTTGATTGTGGGGCTGGGTCGGGGTCAGGGTCGGGGTCGGGGTCGGGTTGCTCTGGTAGTGCTGATGCTAGTGCTTCGATAGGCACTTGTGCTAGCATCAGTAACTACTCTGTGAATAAATTCGATAAATTGGTTCAAATTTGCGCTCCCAATTTGATCCCTATTTATGTTCGCATGGTTTCTCGTCTTGATGATCTAAGTGTTCCGACTATTCGCGGTAGTGGTGGCTTTGGATCTACTGGTAAGTAAGCAGTTTATGGGTTTATGGTTTCATGGTTTCCTATTATATTCCTTCGGCTGGCGCCATTGCTTCGCGAGGAATATAATCAGAAAACTTCGACTCGCTTCGCTTCGTCTGCGTTTTCCTCCATATTGACACAATTATTCTATCAATATAATATAATAATTGAAGTAGTATGGAACAACTTTATAAAAAACTGAATGTTAATGTGATAGTACCGAAGAATAATAGTTTGTTCATCAGTATTATTTTTGTGTTTCTTCTTTTTTCGACTATTATATACATAAAACCTTCGGTTTTTCTCTTTTTATTCATGAGCATTTTAGGAAACTTTTTGCTTGTTCTGTTTGTAGGACTTGTCGGGTATTTTAATGTCCAATGGGCTATCGGTTTGTCGGCTATTTTTATTATATTATATCAGGCGTCGCATTTATCTAGTAGTCGCGGTAGCGGTAGCGGTATTACTCATGAGCCTTTTGGTGTGTTGGACATTGAAGCAGACACTATTTACACCCCAACCACGTGGTCTCAACAAACTATTACCGACTTTTTGCATTTCCAAAAGACTCATAACCCGAATTTTACATTTGATATCAATATTCTACAACAGCAGGCTACGCCTGCGGAGGTGCAATATTTGCTGGAAAATAACCAGTGGCCTTGGTCTGATGAGGTGAAAAAAATGTACAGGGATGCTATCGCACAGAGTTCTTTTATTAGCGTCAATCTCAGCTCATCTTTGGGCGAAGCCCAAGCTATTTATAATCAGACGGCTATCAAGGAGCTCCTCTCTTGGAATAGTAAAGAGGGGACATTTTTATTGCATGGCGCGACCATCGGTAACTCAGAACTCTTACCTGCGAATGTGAATAATATTGTTCGATGTTCTAGCTCTGCTCCTTCTAGCTCTGCTCCTTCAGTCATGCAGAAAATTATTTACACGGGATATGACTCTATTAATGGGAGCTTACAGAGTCAGGTTAGTTCAGTCGAAAATAGCGCGTTACCCAGTCTTATTAACGGGTTCAAATTTTTGAAGGATGCTTGTAATCCATGTGTTGCTTTATCTAATCCGGCTGATTATTCGTGCCCCTTTTCTATCGATACTGGAAATGGTCCTGATGTGAGTCCCGTGTGGCAAAATCTGTGGGGGTTGAATGCCAGCGATGCCAATGCTTCTGCTAGTACCGATCCCAGTAAATTTCCTCTATTGAATCAATTGAAAAAGGAAATTAGTAATGCGACGTTTGTTAGTTCTTCTGCTGGCGCTGATGCTGGTGCTGATGCTATTGGAGACATTGGTAGCACTACTGAGACTTTGAATACTGATGCGTCGACATCTACTGGTCTCGGACCTCTTCCCGGATCTAGCGCTAGCGCTACTTTATCTAATATTGCTAGTAATAATGCTGTCACGTTACCTGATGACGTAAAAGGGATCGATATGCATTATAATATTCCTACGAATATGAGTTAGTTATTTTGTCTAGCTTGTCTAACTTGTCTAACTTGTCTAACTTGGCGGGCAAAACATCTAACAAATACATCTTTTTTGTTGTATTATTCGGGTTGAAATAATGATTGAATTCATTCATAATGTTTTTGCGGGTTATTTCGTTAGACATGAGTTCTTTCATCATATATACCAATAATTCTTCGTCTATGTCCTTGTTGTTTCTCTCTTTGTATTCTTTTTCCAAAGTTTCATACAGCTTTAAGTATAGTAACGCCGTCTTGGTATCGGAGTTGTCTTTGAAATATTTATCGTAAAAGGGTCTGAACTTGACATCGTGCATGATTTCGTTCAGTTCATAAAAAAAATCATTTTCTTGCAAGATTTTATGGCCTTCTTGTTTGCCTTTTGCCAATATGTTGTTGTTGTTTGGGTTGTTTGTTTTGTCTATTAGGGTAATTTCTGTGCTCATTTATTCTCTTTTCCTTTCTTTCATTTATGTAATATGTTTATTATGTTTTTTTGTGTATATTTGTTTTATTGATTACGCCATTTTTTCTTTTTGTACACGAACCGATGCATATTCTTTCTCTAATTCTAGTGCTTTTATTTCAGCTGTGATCATTTCATGCCTAATATTGGAATCTGATATGGAAGCGGATAATGATTTTAACCCTTCTACTAATTCTGGATCTGTTTCTGGGAATAGATATATAGATTGTTCATGTGGTTGAGGTGGTTGGAGTTGTTGCGGTGGTTGGTGCAATGATGATAGTAGCGCTTCTATTTCTGATTCAGCGCCTTCATTTACTGGCATCATTAGACTAGGAAACGTAGGGCTTTGCTTATATGGCGTGCCTTCGCTCACTGAACGCATCAACATTTCTTGTTTTGGAGTGGTGTTTGATCGTGTTAAACATGGTCTTCTTATTTGCGCTACTATTTGGTCGTCGTCTTTGTATTCGTCTTCGTCTAGTACAAATTGTTCGTCGTATTCAGGTGAGTGATCGGATGGTTGGGTTGGCGACATCATTTGTGCATTTTGTCGGCGCAATTTTACCGGACTCGCGTAATTGTATTTCGATTTTGTTCTTGGTTGGTTTTGGTCCTGGTCCTGGTCCTGGTCTTGGTCTTGGTCTTGATTGTCGTAAGGACTGGCTACATTATATGATAATTGACGTCCTTGTGAGTGTTGGCGTGCGGCGGTGTACATGCAGGCGACTGGGCTATCAAAAGAAGCATAAGCTATGTTTATATCTTCGCATAATGTTTGATAAAAGTCGTCGTCTAATTTGTTCTCCTGCATCATCTGCGCTTGTAATAATTTCAAGAATGCTTTTAGTTTGTCTTTTATGATTTTTTTATTATTTTTGATGGTGGTGATGTTGGTCATGTTATTATTGTTTGCGATTCTGATTGCTTTGTTATTATTTGTACGTGCTTCAAATAATAACTCCATAGTGCGTTGGCGGAACATGTACTTTGTTAAATCGACTGGTACGAAGGTTTGGCCATCTTCTTCCATTAAATCTGGCATAAGATCTATTTCGTCTTTAATACTCCTCCACTGACGTTCCGGAGTATAATCAGAAAACTGCTGGTCTCTTCGCGACCATCCGTTTTCCTCCACATTTTGCGGCTGGTTAGACTGCTGGGTCTTTCCTGTAATTATCGCGCTAATCTCTTGGTTTGTTGTAGTACGCACATGGTAAGTCTTTTTGGCTTCTGAATTGAGTGTTGCGATTTCCAGTGTGGTGGTCCATGTGTTCGTTTTGTAGTCGTAAATTTCTCCATTTTGCATCTCTATTTTCACGTCATAAAGGGCGGTATACAGAATTCCGTGTAGAATTTCGCCATATATTAATCCCGTATTTTCAATGTTATCGACGAAATAGCATGAGCTGTTTGTATTGGCTGCCAATGCTTGTAATAGATCGGCGTCATGATCTAGACCAAATCCGATGAATATGTTTGAATAATTGGGATCTACTAGGCTTGCTAGGTGGGCGTGATCTGTTGATCCTTTTGTCACTTGGCCGTCCGTCATGAATATGTGGTGCTGAATTCGGTCTTTGACTTTGCTTTGGTTTTGATTTTGGTTTTGGTTAATTTTCGTTTTGGCGTTCTCTAGTGCGATTTCTATGTTGGTGCTATTTCTGGCTTTTAATTTTTTATCGATTTGTTTATGCATTGCGTCCACATTGTCTTCGGTGACTTTTGTCAGAGGGATCACTTGCTCGATTAAGTCGTCGAATCCGTCTATGGCAATGTTTATGTCTGGTTTTTGCGCTTGCGCCAGTGTATTTATCAAATTTTTTGTTGTGTGTATCATGTGTTGTATCTTTGTTCGTCCATCTTTTGTAAGATCTTCCATCGATCCTGACATGTCATCTGACATGAATATGTCTTGTCCTGTTGTCACCATGGGGGTGTCGGAAATTTCTATTTGTAAAATGCCAAAGTTTGGCTGTTCTAATTCTTTTATAGTGTTGGTTGTTGTGGCTGTTGTTGTTGTTGTTGTTGTGTGCATCATGATGTAACTATTTTTAATAATACCTTTTGGAGATTGTGGGGGTTGTTGGGTCGGATGATTTAGGATGGTCATATCTATTTCTAAGGGATGTAACGTAGCGGTACGCGAAGTTACAGACTCAGAATACGGAACGTTAGTGGAGTATTCTTTTATATTTGTATTTATATTTGTATTTGTATTTGTATTTGTATTTGTATTTGTATTTGTATTTGTATTTGTATTTGTACTTGTCATTTCTTTAATGGTAATGTCTATTTGGATAGTTCATTTTATTTCAATTTTTTATTATATTACTTTGTAATTTAAGCTCCGTAGCGTCATACTCCTTCGACTTTGTCTACGGAGCTTAATCCATACTCCTTCGACTGCCTCCGTAGTTGCCGGAGGCAATCGAAGGAGTATGCGCAAGTGGCGAAGTGACCAGCAGTTTTCTGATTATACTCCGTAGTTACTGCGTAGCGAGAAGGCAGCCGAAGGAATATGATTGTATTCCTTGCTTGCGATGCAATGCGATGGCGCTAGCCGAAGGAGTTCAATCACTCACCACATTCCATAGTGCCTACACTGCGCATAACTACGGCTCGCAGCAGATTAGGTAGAAACAGACCCAGAATACGGAACGCTAGTGGAGTATTCTGGGTCTGTTTTGCGCAGCGATACGCTCCGTCCCTTCTCCGCTCCGTCATATTCCTTCGGCTGCCTTCTCGCTACGCAGTAACTACGGAATATAATCGGAAAACTTCGACTCGCTACGTTGTTATGCCACTTGCGCAGTGTCTACGTTTTCCGTCACATCCCCTAAGAAGGAGTTGCATTAGAAATAAGAAGATTAACACGCGCAATTAAAGCATCCATTTCTGCTGCCATATTAGAAACAATTGTAGACAAAGAAGCATTCTGCGAAGTCAAAGTATCAACTTGTGTAGTCAATCTAGTCACTTCCAATCTGGTCGCCTGATATTCCCTGTCCAACTCCTGAAGAGCAGCAGTAGCAATCGTAAAAATAGCGTTTTTGTCTAGAGTATGAAAATCATCCACTATAGACCCATAGACAAATATTTGCGATAAATCACTAATTTGTGTAGAGGTTAGAGCCTCATAAATAGTAAACGTTTTATCATCTATAATAGAAGTAATAGTCGTTTTTATTTCCTTACCAGTAATACTTTTCAAATAAATACCAAGTAAATTGCCACTAGTGTCTTTTTGAAACAAACTAGTAGACTTGTTGGATAAAGTGATGGTGATCATGTCAGAAGCAACGATACCTATATCATAAATATTTGGGATTTCCTTTTGCATCAAAGAAGTAGAATAAGGTAAAACACTTCTAACCTGTTGGGCAATAAAACCCCAAACGGGTTCACTACCCTTTTCAACAACATCAACATAATTATATCGTTTTGGTTCAATAAGACGTAAAGTAGCAAGAGCAGAAACGTCGTCAATGTCGATAATATTTGTTTTAATACGAATATCTGAGTAGCTAGTAAATTCTGCCCCGATCCAACCCCTATTAGTTACAGCCCACCCCTCACAATATAAAGCGGTATTACTATATGTGCCCCCATCCAGGCCAGTCTGAAACGTCCCCAACCCTGTAACATACGCAATATAACCGCTGTAACCTGCACCATTTAAAGTCGCTCCTCCACCAACCCCCCACACATGTAGACCGCAAGTCCCAGCTATACGGACCCCACAATCAGTTGTAATTGTACCATAGGAATTTGCGGGGTTGCCCCAATTTGCTATTACAAACCCACCCCTACTATACCTGACTGGGCTACCACCTATATATGTTATATATGGGGTAAAAAAAAGTCCACAATCTCCTGCTTTAGACCCACCATTATAACCCCCTCCGCCAAGAAAAGGAACATAAAAACACGCTCTTGTTGCAATACCGAGTTGTATATGATTTAATTGAAATCCTATAGTATTTACATCAACAGCATATTCGTTACATTTTAATAGACCAGTGAAAGATATAGGACCTTTACAGGTTAGCCCCGGATTTAATGCGTGTGTTCCTATACCTACACCATATGGAGTAACATATAGCATATCACTACCACCAGCCCCCAAAACAACTACAGCGTTTGAATTCCAATTTCTTAAATAAGTTGAAGTATTACCTGGTCCTGGGGTAAATAAATATGAATTATTGCTGGTATCTAAGTATATCAAATTACTTTTCACAAAAATTGGACCACCGGAAGATATAGAACCATTACAAGTCAAACCTTCAGATGTAATAGTTACCCTTTGAGTATTTCTTGCATAAAACATAATTGTATTGTTTATACCTTTTATACCAGTAGTATTATCGCCATTAATATTATTATTTTCAACAACCAATGTGTTCGATGTATTATTAAAAAATAAGTATCCAGTTTTCAAAACAATATTGGAATTAACATACAAATTATTATTTTCAACAATCAATGTGTTCACACCCACACCAGAATCATTGCACCACATAATAGGTTTTGTTGTGCCACTAGTAACATTTGTAATTAATCTAAAATTTATTTGATTAGTAAAATCTATATATGAACTTTCATACCACGCGTACATAGATAATTTACTATATTTGGTTAAATTAGTAACATTCCAAAACAAATCTCCACTGGATTCAAAGCCTTTACCATTACTAACATTTATAGATCCAGTGGTGCAAGTCAAATCAGCACAAGTCAAGGTAGTAACCCCCGAAATCGGACCAACACAAGATAAAGAAGTGCAACCCAAACTAGTAACCCCTGAAATCGTAGCTCCTGATAAAGTGAGTGAATTCAACCCAGTAACCCCTGAAATCGTAGAGGCAGTCAACGTCCCAACATTAATAATATGGTTATTAGACATATTAAGTGTATTTGTTGTGCCCGTGAAAGTCAACCCGGTAACCCCTGTAATTTCACCATTGCATTTCAATCCACTACTATTAAGCATTCCAGTATAATTCAATGATCCATAATAATTTCTATAAAAGGCAGTAAATACAGAAGAAGAAGGTCCATCTACAACATCTACTGCCAGTATTTTTACAAATGTGAATGTATTCGGTATAGTGGCAGTAATCGATGTAGATGTAAGTTCTGGATAAAATAATGTCCACGATGACCAGGTTACATTATCACTAGATGTTGTATATTTATAGTTGGTGATAACATTTTTAGTATATGTGGCAGGAGTAAATGTTATGGTTGATCCATATAAAGCAGTAATAACAGGTTTTGTAATTACAAGATTATAACCAGAATAATATAAAAATAAATCAGTTGCTGTTGCTAGTGTACCAAATCTAGTAATCAATTCTGCAGTACAATTATATGTTAATAAATAACGTTCAGTAGTGCTACCAGTAGTTGCATCTAAATTTAACCATATATTTGAAGTGCCGTCTTCCATATTAGTTAAATATGTTTTCGCTGAAGCATCAATCCATGTTGCAGAATATCCATTAATAGTCGTAGTAGGACGCATATTAGCTAGTGGTCCAGCAAGCCAATAGGCTGATGTAGTAACAACATAACAATTATTAGCTGTACATTTACCATTAAATTTACCAGCATTTGCACCAAAGATACCACCAGCACTAACACTATCATTAATAGGACCAGTATTATAACAATTAGTCGCCGTAGCATTACCAGTATTGTAGCCGGCATAGAAGCCAAAGATACCACCACAAGATGGTCCATTAATAGGACCAGTATTATAACAATTAGTCGCCGTAGCATTACCAGTATTGTAGCCGGCACTTTCACCAAAGATACCGCCACTATTTGTACCATTAATAGGACCAGTATTATAACAATTAGTCATTTTAATATTACCATTACTATAGCCACAAAATGAACCACAGATACCGCCACAATAGTCACCATTAATAGGACCAGTATTATAACAATTAAATATGTTATTATTGGTACAAGCTAATATAGCGTTATTACCTACACCGAACATTTTTTGACATATGTAACCAGCCTGCACAGCCAAACAACCTAACAAAACATCAGTAGTAATACCAATGTGTTTTATAGTAATATTATTTTTGTAACTAGTATTATTCACAAGACCTAACCAATTGGTCATAGCCGAAGTCAGAGTAACAAGATATCCTGCACCATCAATAGTAACGTTGTCACCTCCTACTTGAAACCATTTAGTATTAGAAGTCAAACTAAGAGGTCCGGCAAAAGTGATAGTTACTCCAGCATTTATAGTAGCGGGCCAATTGGCCAGTGTATCACACCACGCTTGATCAATAATGGTATTACTAACAATAGTAGAAGCAAGTGTATATTGCCATTGTAAAATCATGTGTGTAAAATAAATAGTCGTCAAGTCTACATTATCTGATTCAAGAATCCAATTACCACCCCAACCAGTCGTATCACTTGATGCCCGAAATTCCATACCACATGCAGTTTCTAACTGATCTAGCGCGTACACCCAGTCAGGATTAGAATATGTATTACATGCCAACAAGTCATAGTATTCGGTTCCTTTTTCATTTTTCAAAAACAAGCAAAAATCCTTCACATCCGTCCAAGTATTCAAAGACGCATCCATCGTTTTAATGTCTTGAAGCAATGCAGGTTGCATCGATCTCAACCATTGGTAATTAGGAGAAATGTAATTATCCTGCACTATACCGACAGCAACGATTACATCCATAGAAAGAGCGGCAATTTTCGTTTTCAATGTGTCAATCGTGTCCACTGCATAATCAAAAACAATATATGTGGTATCATTATTTATGGATGATATGATGCGGTCATATTCTCTAACACGCGAATCAATGAATAACAGATTTTTGCAAATATTTTGTATGGAAATATGAGGTGGGACGTTGTCGGAGTTAGCTGGTGTTTCCTGACTATAATTCATAGACTGGTCCGGTATTGTTAAAGGGTCATCAACCATTAATATATACGTGTGTATATATTAATTTTGTATTCCTGACTATAATCCGTAGACATAGCCGAATGAGTTGAAGGATTACCATTCCTTCGCTAAAGCTGCGGAATATAATTTATATTTCATTGAAACTCCTTCGGAGTTCAATCACTCACCACATTCCATAGTGACTTCGTCTACGGCTCGCAGCAGAAAACTCCGACTCGCTACGTTGTTATTCCATACTCCTTCGACAATGCTGCGCATGTCTACGGAGTATAATCAGAAAACTTCGGCTTGCAAGCAAGCCTCCGTTTTCCTCCACTTGCGCAGTGTCTACGTTTTCCTCCACTTGCGCAGTGTCTACGTTTTCCTCCACTAGCGTTCCGTATTCTGGACCTGCAACGGAGCCTACGGCAAGCTCCTTCACTAACGTTACGGAGCTTAATCCAGAAAACTTCGGCTAACGCCTACGTTTTCCTACATAGTTACATCCCCTAATCCTCATAATTCTGTAAATGTTGTTCAATGAACTCGGTTGCGTCGAAATAGTTGTTGAAATGTGTTCCATATTGATATTGGCTGTTTCTCAATGGGATGGAGACGCTGATCCTTGTGCTGTTTTTGTTGTTGTTTGCGTTGTTGTTTTGGGCATCTATCTTGATTTCAAAATAATCGTAATTGTTGTTCTCCTTCTTGAAAACAAGGTGGTCTACTTTGTTTGTTACTAGCTGCCAATGTTTTGATAAAAATTGCTCTTGTAATTCTTTGTTCCAGTGGTTAACGTTGTTCTGTGCATACATGGTCATCTTTTCTTTTTTATTGTATATTATTATATGATGTAGCTTTAAATCGTTTTGTAGTTGTTGTTTTTGTTTATGTGTTTTACATAAAAAAGGATTTAAAACTGGTTGAATTATATAATATATAATATGGATTCTGGTTCTAGTTCTAATTCTACCGGCGATAAGGAGACCAAATTGGTCGATGTTGAAGTGACTGATGAGAATGTCGCATTGAATGTGATCGTGTCTTTTTTGAATACGGCTCAGAAGCGAGGAGCTTTCTCTATTGATGAGGCAGCTAAGATCTGGGAGTGCGTGAAGAAGTTCCAAAAGAAGGCTTAAAATTCATTCGCTAATGCTCTGGAGGAAAACGTAGACACTGCGCAAGTGTGTCGAAGTTTTTCGATTATATTCCTTCCTTGCTATGCAATACAATGGCGTTAGCCGAAGGAATATGGTATAAGTTTTACATTTTATTTTTCATTATTTGAAAAATAAAATTGTTGGTTTGTTGGTTGGAGGGAAACGTAGGCTTGCTTGCAAGCCGATGTTTCCCGACTATAATCCATAGACATGCGCAGCATTGTCGAAGGATTATGACGGGTGTAAGGTCTTACCGAGATTCGAACTCGGGTTTAGAGATTCAAAGTCTCCAGTGATAACCGCTACACTATAAGACCATAGTTGATTGGTTGTTTGATGTTTGTTTTGCTAGATCCATGTTTTGGTTTTTTTGTGATTACATAGAATCCTCCTTTTTGATTCTCTTTTCTTCTCCATTTGTAATCTACGTGATTTTTGGTTGAGTTGCTGTATGGACCATATATTTATATATAATGAGCTTTAAGTTGTTTCATGTAAAATTCTATATTTCATAAAAATATAATCGGAAAACTTTGATACTCCTCCACTCGCTACGTTGTTATGCTTTCCTCCACAAACTACGTTTTCCTCCAAATAATATATTATATCAAATTATATATATATCTATAAATAACATGTCGTTATTTTCAAATACACTATTCACAAATAAAACTTTTACCGGAAATCGTGTAATATCTACGAATGATTTTAGAGGTCCTCCTGGTGTTGGTATTACTGGTCCTTCCGGCGATCCTGGTCCTACAGGAGATACCGGTACGGGTCATACCGGCCCTGCTGGTCCTACAGGTTCTTTTGATCCTTCTGGTCCAACTGGTCCAACTGGGTGTGATTCATTTACAAGATATGTTTTACATATGGAATTAGAACGAAATAAATTAGATTTAGAACGAAATAAATTAGAGGTTACACGAAATAAATTAGAAGTGGAACGTTATAAAGCAGAAGTAAATCGTATGAATGCTTTAAATAAATTTGTATATCATGGACACGATAAACATGGTGGAAAACATGGTCACCATAGTGATACTACTAGTGAAGCCTCGGATAATAGCGATAGCGATAGCAATGATCTGGAACACGAAAATCACTATATTATGTTATTTCATACCTTGTCCAATAGCGATTGCATTCAAACTATTACCGATTTGTATAAACAATATGTTGCGAAAAATTTTGATTATGTCACTACCTTTTTAACGGATGATAAATATCGAGAGTTGGCTATACAACTCCATGCATTAAAAGCACAAGGTATTGAAGAAAATCATGATTATGAAAAAGTGCGTACCAATATAATTACCTCATTCGAGGCTCTATTGCAAACCATACGTGAACGTAAAAATAGTTCCGGTTTATTGATTCAAATTAATCAACTACAAGAAGAAAACTCTATCTTGCATGATATGGAAAAATTACGCGCCTTTTTGGATGCTAAACACCCAGAGACGCACATATTACCAAATGTTAATATTTCTATCGCGGCTCCTAGATTGTTACCCGAATATGCTATGTATATTAAATTGTTTGGGTTTCCTCCTGGTGCTATTTTCGAGGTTGATAAATTGGCTGAAATTTTAGAGTTGTTGTCAAATAGTACTCCCAGTGCGGGTAGCATCGGCTCTGTTTGCGGGTCTGGGTCTGGGTCTGGGTCTGGGTCTCAGTCTGGCAGCAGTAGCAAGGGGTCTTGTAGCAATGGATCTGGATCTGGATCTGGATCTGGATCAGGGTCTGGATCAGGATCTGGATCTGGGTCTGGATCTGGGTCTGGGTCTGGGTCTGGGTCTGGGTCTGGGTCTGGTAGCTGCTCAGGTAGTATTAGCAATGGATCTGATAGCAATGGATCTTGTAGTATTAGCAATAGATCTATTAGTATTAGCAATAGATCTGGTAGCATTGGGTCTTGTAGTAATGGATCTGGTAGCATTGGCAATGGATCTAGTACTGGTGGTCATGGTCATAGTCGCAGTCGTCGTCATAGTCATCGTCATAGTCGTCGTCATAGTCGTCGTCGTGGTCGAGGTCATGATCATTGTGATGGTGAAAGCAAATTAGATAGTGATAGTGATTGTCATACTGATAATAATAGTGATTGTGGTAGTGAAAGTATTTTGGCTAATGATAGCGGTAGCAGTGTTACTATCGGATCAGCTAGTAGTGGATCTGTTAGTGGTTATTCTGTTAGTAGTGGGTCAGATAGTGGTAGATCAGTTAGTTGTGATGATTAGGGGATGTAGAGGAGACATTGCTCAACAACCAGCAGCATACGTCAATATTTATTTACTATTATATTGTAGAATAGTAAATGAATAATAATAATAATCATAGTCATAGTCATAGTCATAGTCATAGTCATAGTGAAGCCGATTTAAATATAGAAAATTATAACAATAATGAATTATTGCAATTATTTAATTTAGATAAGAATAGCACTATTCGTGAAATAAATACCTACTTTGATTCTCTTAAAAATAAGTCCAAAATAAATACAAATATGTCTACCTTTTTGCATAAGGCGCATAATAAATTAGTTCATGGTACTTCTGCTGCTTCTGCTGCTTCTGCTGCTGCTTCTGCTTCTACTTCTGCTACTTATATCTATAATTCCGACCTCACCACTGAACATCAATTATTATATCAACCCAATGCATTGGCTGGGGGCGCACATGAAGTTATTATGAATAAACAATTGCCCGTGGTCAATGTTTTTAATAACCCTTTTCCTTCCGGTGCATTAAATCCTGTAGAACGCAAAACGATCAATAAGGTTATTTGTATTGATACATTATTTAGAAATAATTATGTGACTACGAAAAGTACGGATTTTTCAACTATGTTACCCGATCCGCTTTATAATGTCATCAGTATGCGTCTTATTAGTATGGATTTACCTAATATGTGGCATGCATTTTCCGGTGAAATTGGTAATAATATTTTTGTTGTATATACATATAATGTTATTGGACTGGCCGATGCAAAGCATATTGTTACTATTCCCGATGGAAATTATTCGTCTGCTGGTTTAACAACTAGTTTAAACAATTTATTTAGCAATATGAAGCTAGGATTGGAATTTTTATATTCAGAGGTGAACGAATTCACCTCTAAAACATCGTTTCGGGCGAAAGCTTCAGGTGATTCAGGACTACCTTTTTATGCATATGATCCTAGCAGTGTATACTACTCTCCCAATTTTCATTTTAACCTCGAGTTTGATGTGAATCCCAAATCGTTGTTTAAAAATGCGGGATGGATGTTGGGGTTTAGGAAAAAGAACTATGCCGTTTCGATTGATAACTTTTACGTGGATGGTATTTCGTATGAAAATAAACTGCTTACGTACAAGGGCTATATTGAAAGCGAATCCTCTTATGGCAGTGGTATCAATGACTATATCTTTTTAGAAGTAAATGATTTTAATAAAAACTTTACGACGAATACACTTACGTCTTTATTAATGAGCGATAATTCATATATCGGAAATAATATTTTAGCCAGAATTTCTGTTAATAATTCTTATTATCATATTATTAATAATAATGCAGGGGATAACGTATTTAAGCAAAGAGATTATTTTGGGCCGGTAAATATAGAAAAATTGAGCTTTCGATTGTTAAATAAATTTGGCGAGGTTATTAACTTATTGGATAATAATTATTCTTTCGCGTTAGAATTTACTACGTTGTATTCTGTTTAGTTTCGTTTCGTCTACGTTTTCCGATTATATTCCGTAGTTGCCGGAGGCAGTCGAAGGAATATGCGTTTTCTTTAGGGATTTTCTTTCATTATTTTTTTTGTAAAAAAAAATATATTTGTATAGTTTATAATATGCCGATCTTTGAAATCCACTGCGGAGCCCTCGACGTGAGCATTAACGCTTACGAACCTTCTTTTGCTCAGCGTCCTGATGGCGCTGTTGCCATTTCTGACCCGTCTTATGACTTCGTCTCCACCATGTTCCTCCCCACATCCACCATGCAAAACATCTTCAACTATCGCTTGACACCCCAAGACGAGACTGACCCTGCCTATGCTGAAACATACCCTGTTACATACCTTACCCGATCTCTTGAAGCCGATTTCAGTGCTGCTCCTGTGCGTTTCAACCCCATGTGCGGCATTGTCTCTGGTGCCTCTGCTAAGTTCACCGCATCATGTGACAACTTGGTCTCTGGAAGAACCAGTGCTGCTTGTGATGAACCCACCAACAACGTTGATTACAACATTGTTCCCTACGTGTTGTTGCGTTACATTGCCATGGCTGTCATGAGTGACTCTGATGGCTGGAGAGTGTTCAAAAACACCGGTGATGCCAGTTGGAATACCGCTACTGACATTGTCCCCAAGTTGTTTGCTGATGCTCAATCTGCATGCTTTGATGAGACCTCTGGTGTTATCAGAGCCGCATTCAATGCCGAACGTGCCCTTACTGCTTCTGAGGCTGGTGTTGTTACTGTCAACGAAAACAAATATGGATGTGGATCCATGTCTGATTTGATCTACCGAACCATGATCGCCGAGGAAAGTACCCGTTTCCACGTGCAATCCCCCACTTTGGTCTTCAACCCCATGCCTTTCGCTTCTGGTGACTGCCTTTCCTTTTTGTTCACAATTGGTATGGGTGATATCAGTTACGTTGGTGATGTTGATGATCAAACCTCACCCAATGATTTGGTGATCAAGGTCAGACTTGAATGCAGAGATGAGTATACCTCTGGTGCTCACACAAGCATTACCTCCTCCCTTGCTGCTGGTGTTGCTGTGAATGTTAAAGAAATAATTGCTGCGGATGCATCTTCTCCCCACACTGATTTTTACGCCAATGAGGATCAACTTCCCTCCATCGAAGGTGCGGATGTCCTCACACACGTCCCTTTTGAATTGGTGGTCTAAATTCCTTTATGGAATATTCCTCCAAGGAATATAGTTTTATTTGTTATGTAAATATTGGAATTCTATTAGTTTTCCAATATTTAGGAATGTGGATGCGAGCCGAACTCCTCCGCTTACGCTCTCAGTAGGCACGTAGTGCCCATACTCCTTCGACAATGCTTTGCATGACTACGGAGTTCAATCATATTCCTTCGGCTGGCGCCTTCGGAATATAATCAGAAAACTTCGACTCGCTTCGCTTCGTCTGCGTTTTCCTCCACTCACCCATTTCATAGTGACAATGCTGCGCAGTGTCTACGTTTTCCTTCAGTAGGCACGTAGTGCCCACCAAGTGGTTCGCCGAAGTATAATCGGAAAACTGCTGTTCGCTTCGATTGCCTTCAGCAATCCGTTTTCTTCCATTTGTTTTTTTGTAAAATTTATAATACTTGTCTAATTATATTATGCCTATCTTTGAAATCCACTGCGGAGCCCTCGACGTGAGCATTAACGCTTTTGAACCTTCTTTCATTCAGCGTCCTGATATCGCTGTACCCATATATGACGTGTCTTATGACTTTATTTCCACTATGTTCCTCCCCACATCCATCATGCAAAACTTGTTCTACTATCGCTTGACTCCTCAAGATGAAACTGACCCTGCCTTTACTGAAACATACCCTGTTACATACCTTACCCGAGCTCTTGAAGATTTCACTAACTCCAAAGTGCGCTTCAATCCCATGTGCGGTGTTGTATCTGGTTCCTCTGCTAGGTTCAACGCGTCCTGTGCCAATTTGGTCGCTGGAAGAACCAGTGCTGCTTGTGACGAACCTCTCAACAACGTTGATTACAATATCGTTCCCTACGTGTTGTTGCGTTACATTGCTTTAGCCGTCATGAGTGACTCTGATGGCTGGAGAGTGTTCAAAAACACAGGTGACGCCGCCTGGAACACCACAGATGACATTGTTCCCAGGTTGTTTTCTGATACTCATACCGCATGCTTTGACGATGTCACTGGTAAGATCAGTAACGTGTTTAAAAACGAACGCGCTCTTACTGCTTCTGCTGATGGTGTTGTTACTGACAACCAAAACTTCTATGGCTCTGGAACCATGGCTGATTCGATCTACCAAACCATGATGGCCGAGGAAAGTACCCGTTTCAAGGTGCAATCCCCCACTGATGTCTTCAACCCTATGCCTTTCGTTGCAGGTGATTCCTTTTCCTTTTTGTTCACTATTGGTATGGGTGATATCAGTTACGTTGGTGATGTTGATGATCAAACGTCTCCCAATGATATAGTGATTAAGATCAGACTTGAATGCAGAGATGAGTACGCCGCTAGTGCTCACACTAGCATTACCTCCTCCCTTGCTGCTGGTATTGCCGAGAATGTTAGAGATATTGTCGCTGATGGTGCATCTGATGCCCACACTGATTTTTACATCAATGAGGTTCTACTACCCTCCATCGAAGGAATGGATATCCCTACACACGTCCCATTTAACTTGGTGCTCTAAGGTGGTTTTGGAGCGACCCGAAGCCACTACGAAGTGTGGCGACGGGGAGCGATGGATCTCCTTGCGCAGCGATGGCGGTAGCCGAAGGAGATGGTCTTATTCGTTGGTGTAATTATGTAAATATTGGAATTCTATTAGTTTTCTAATATTTAGGATTTTGTTCGGAAAAATGCTCATGGCCGGGATTGAACCGGCGACCCTCAGCTCATAAGACTAATGCGCTAACCACTGCGCTACACGAGCTTTTTGTTTTAGTTTGTTTTTTTTGGTTGCTTGTATCCATCGGGGGTTTTTAGAAAAGGTTGTTGCTGTTGGATACATGGACTGGAGGAAAACGGAGGCTTGTACACGTTGTTGAGCAAGTCGAAGTTTTTCGATTATACTCCGTAGTTGCCGGAGGCAGCCGAAGGAGTATGAATGTCCTCCACATTCATCCTCTACATAATCACATGTCCGGATGCTTTTAAATTGTTTTATTGAATATATTTATTTGTCTCTTGTTATACTAGATGTTTGACGCAACTATTATTTCGAAGCCGTCTTTTTATTCGTTACCTATAACTGGCATATTACTATTTGTTTCTCTCTTACTTATTTTTCAACATAGTTCAAAAGTTGGTTCCTCTATGAGTACTTATCAGTTGGTAAACTTGTTATTGCTCTTTTCTCTTGCTATTGGCGTTCATGGGTTATTACATTTAGGGTTAGAATATGTGTATAATTTCAACCCTCTAGATTACACCGACCGAAAAGAAAAATGAGACAAAATTCTATTAAAAATAAAAAATTACTCAATTATTCTTTCCAATGGTGCAAATGCACCCCGAAGGGCATTATACTATTTGACGACTACAACTTGTTATGGTTGTAGTGGTTAGTATATTTTATTGGAATTTGTATTCTCTTCTATACTTTTCAGGTCTTTCTCCTGTTAGCATATAACTATTGAATACTTTTTGGATGTTTCTACATCCGTTCTTATCACGATTGATGCATCCTTTCCTATTATTTTCCATTTGATATGTTAGGATTGAATGTATCTTTCGGTCTTTTTGTTTTGTATCTGCTTTGAATTTCAAGTATAAATTCTTACATGGTTCTTCCGTTTTGTAAGATAAACAAGATGTTCTAAACTCATCTATATTATATACTTGAAATTGCTTTTGTAATTTTCTTTTTAGCGTTAGATTTGGTGTGGAAATAAAGTTTCGCATCTGCTTCCCTATACTCCAATCCCCAATAATGATAATATGGTCTTTGCTAAACTTCTTTGCTATTTTATTCACCATTCTATCTTCGGTTCGTTTTTTATTGATGTAAGCATACCATTTGTATCTTCTAAACTTTTCTGCTTGATATAACGGAATCAACTTCTCATTTGCTTTTAATTTTGCTGTTATATATTCTTGAAATTTATCTATATTGCAACTTTTGGAATTATATTTGTTGAGTTCTTGTTCCATTTCTGTTATTCCTATTTTGTCCTTGTAATGCTTAAGTAATGACTGGTATTTCAATCGTTTGGTTTCCTTCAAATATTGCCGGTTTGTATAAGAAAAAAACTTACCATCATCATCCATCATTGAAAATAAACTACGCTTTCCAGGGTCAATAAAAATATGTTTTCCTTCTAATACTTCTTTTGGAACTTCATCTATATATTGGAATTCTGGATTTTCCTGTTTTTCTTCCTTCTTGGATTTCTTTGGTTTGTCTTTATTTTGTAATCTTTTTTGCTTGGCTAATTCTTTTTGTAATTTTTTCTTGTTATCCTTGATTTTATCCTTTTCTTCTTTAGTAAGTCCTTGTAATGCTTTCTTTCCTGCTTTCATTTTATCCTTTTTTGCTTGTTCTTCTTCCACAAAATCCTTGTGTAAAAACCGCAACGAGGTAGCGTAACCATCCGTAATAATAGTATAATCAAAATCATAGTTATTCATGGTTTGTTTCACATCAAAAAAGGTATCCCAAATAAATTCTTTGTTTTCTTCCAAACAATTATATAAATCACCTTTCACTTTATTCATTATTTTTCCTTTCTGGTTTTTCTTTACTTCCGTAATCCAAACATCTAACAATTTTTGATGTTTCTTTGTATCCACAAACAATTCCACAACCGCTTTTGTATCAATTTGAATATGTCTTGTAATAGCGTTTGTTTGAATAGGAAAAAACTGGAATGATTTTCTTTCCAACTTTTCTAATTCTAAACACATAAATATCATATGTTTCAAATATTTATAAGGTGTGATTTTGATGTCGTAATAATAACTGGTTTCAAATGTTTCAGGAACAATTTGATACCGAATTACATTCAACCAGCTATGATATTTTTCATCACAAGTAAGAGTGTTATTGATAATGTCGTTTTTAACCAAGTTGATTTCTTTGTATAATTGCTTCTTGAATTCTTTATTGATAATTTCATCTTGATAAAGATGCATGAAATATGAATTTATAAATCGTTTGATATAATCAAAAAATCGCATCTTGATATTATTTTCTACAGCAGTTATCATCGTGGTAGCATAATAATCTAAAGTCGCAGATAAATTACTACCATCTTCTAGTTGGTAATTATGCAATTGTTTAAATTCTTGCAATAACAATAAATTATTACCTTTTGGTTTTTGACCGGAAGATGGTATCAATACAGATTTCATACACATAGAAATAGTGTCTTCGGTTATTTCAGGAATTTCTAAATGATTATGATACTTTTGCAACACCCATAATCGCAATAAAAAATAGGTTTTGGTAGTAATACTATTAGTTCTAACAATTGCATTTTGTAGTATTTCCATATTATTAAACACTTCTTGTTTTCTTTCTGCATCACAAATGAGTATGGAAGTAATAGGAAGTTTCAAACACCGATATTTATCGGGCGGTTCTTCTTTCCGGTTCATCATATATACTTACTAAAGATTTTATTTTTAAGTTATTTGACTTATAAATAAAATTACTCAATTATTCCTAAATATTTTATATTTTGTAGTTGATGTATATTTTCCATCGTTCAAACTTGTAATTAATGACGTCCCTTCAAAAGTATAGTTTTGCATTCGTAGTATTCCACGAATAATATTAATATAAGGGCGATTACATGTTGCTGTTGGTTTGTATGGTGCTAAACAACTTACGGCAAAATACTTCTTAATTTCATCTTTCATATCTAATATTTTGTTTTGCTTTTCTACATCTTTTTCTAAATCACACAATAAAATAGAATTATTTTCATCTAACTCTAATATGCTTACAAGTTTATTACATATTTCTTCTCTTGCTGCATAATATTTTATAGATAGTTTTTCACGCATTTTTCAGTTATACTACATTATAATATAATGTTTTTATTACGTTTCTAATTTTTTTTATTTTTTTAATAGAATTTTGTCTCATTTTTCTTTCCGGTCGGTGTAATCTGAAAACTTCGGCAACTACGTTTTCTTACATATTGTCAGATAACTATATAAAAATAATGTTAATAATAATAATATTAATATTATTGTGATGGAAACTCCTTCTAACATTAAAACTTTTAAATCTAGTGTTACTCCTGCGACTAATAGTACTAAGACCAGTGCTAATGCTAGTGCAACGCCTGCGATTAAGCATAACACTAATCCTTTATCTATATCTAAAAATTTATTAACCACAGATAAATCTACCAGAGGGCCTTCTTGTGGTTTAATAGTTGTTGACAATTTTTATCAAAATGCGATGGCTACTCGTGATTTTATATTAACGCAAGAGTTTTCGGTGCGTGGTAATTATCCCGGTAGTCGAACTATTTCGCATGCAACGGAACAACTACGTGCTATTATTCAAAAATATGTGGAGCCATTTGGTGGTAAAATTACGGATTTTCCTTTGCCTAGTCCTGCTACTGCTACTGGCACTGGCACTGCTGCTAAAGAAACATATAATGGCTCTTTCCAATATACTACTTCTAGAGATCGCTCTTGGGTGCATACGGACGGATTTAATAATTGGGCAGGAGTGCTTTTTTTAACGCCAGACGCCCCTTTGTCATCCGGTACTGGTTTTTTTCGTTTTCATGACGGGACTACCTGCGTAACCGATCAGAAATTATTGAACAATAAAAGTGAGACTGATACATTTAGTCAGGACATGACGAAATGGTCTTTGGTGGATCAAGTTGGGAATGTCTTTAATCGTCTTGTTTTATTTAATGCGAATAACTTTCATATGTCTATGGATTATTTCGGTGACCGGTCTACTAATGGAAGGTTATTCCAAATTTTTTTCTTCTCTACCGAGCGATAATTTGTTTGGGTTTTTGTTTTCCTTTACACCCTTATCGGGGTTTATCCAGAACTCCTTCGGAGTTCAATCACTCACCTTCGCCACACTTCTTAGTGGCTCCGGCTCGCAGCAAAAACATAGTCTATGTCTTGCGACATGACGACTATGTTTTCCTTTACATATATGGTGTGGCTGGTTTTGGACGTTTATCATTTACCCTCTCTATTATCGGCTTGAAATTTTTGTGACATCTAGAACATTGTCTATATGATCCATCTGGCATAAGAGAAATGGACTCTGGATGATTACAGAATATACATACGTTGGTGAATTTTGGGGCTAGATGTACTGGTGTAATGGGGGTCGGAAATTGAAAGGCGTTGTCTATTGGGGTCATTTGGTTTTTTGTCGTATTCGTATTCATCTCTATTATCTGTCTCTATATTTTTTTACTTTCTTTTTACCTTATTAGAGGTTTTCTGGAGGAAAACGTAGACACTGCGCAAGTGGCGCAGCGAGTCGAAGTTTTCCGATTATATTCCGAAGGCGTTAGCCGAAGGAATATGATTATATTCCATAGCTTTAGCGAAGGAATATGAATTTTCTCAAGTTATATATAATGGATTGGACACCTTATAAATTATATATTACTTTTATATTTGCTGTTAAAATTTCTTTTGCTATTTTGGCTGTTATTCATTATTATTTAATACATAATAGTGAGGATGATACTGAATTTGCTAGGGAAATTATATATTGGAAAGAACGAACTAGTTTCATTTTTAGCATTTCTATGGCTATTCTTACTATTATGATTTTCCATCCGTTTTCAACCAAACCAATTGTTATTGGTAATGAAGCTAGATTTTTGTTTTTAGTATTTGGTATTATCACTCTTATAAATTCCAATTGGGGGTTATTTTTTCAACAAGCTAAATGGTTCGATGAATTACAATACGTATTAGGTGAGACTAGATTTGGAAAACGTTAAAACATCTTCACTTTCCCCCATATTCCAAAGACAATGTCGAAGGAATATAATCGGAAAACTTTGATTTTATATATAAAATTGATTTAAATATTTTGTAAATGTATTATAACCATAAATGAGTCTTTTTGACGGAATTAAAGAGCAACCAAATTATAACATGGATGATATGTATAATCAGAAAACTTCGACTTGCTCTACAAACCTTCATGTCCCTCCACATAATAATTTGTTGCAGAAAAACAAAAATAAAACTTGTATTCATCCTGGATGCAAAAAGCATCCAAATTTTAACAAATATGGTGAGGCAAAGGCACTATATTGTTCAATCCATAAATTGGGAAATATGATTGATATTAAACATAAAACTTGTATTCATCCTGAATGCAAAATTATACCAACATATAATAAAAAAGGTGAGACTAAGGCACTATATTGTTTAGCACACAAATTGGAAAATATGATTGATATAAAACACAAAATTTGTGTTCATCCAGGATGTAAAGTTAGATCAGGATTTAATAAAGAAGGTGAAACAAAGGCACTATATTGTTCAATCCACAAATTGGAAAATATGGTGAATATAAAAAACAAAACTTGCATTCATCCTGGATGTAAAGTTCATCCAGTATTTAATAAAGAGGGTGAAACAAAGGCACTATATTGTTCAACACATAAAATGGATCGAATGGTGAATGTGAAAGATAAAACTTGTATTCATCCAGAGTGTAAAACTATACCTGTATTTAATAAAGAAGGCGAGACAAAGTCACTATATTGTTCAGCGCACAAATTGGAAAATATGGTGAATGTAAAAAGCAGAACTTGTATTCATCCAGCATGCAAAAAGCAACCAGTATTTAATACAGAAAATGAGATAAAGGCGCTATATTGTTCATCCCATAAATTGGAAAATATGGTGGATGTAATAAGTAAAAATTGTATTCATGTAGGATGTAAAACTAGACCATTCTTTAATAAAGAAGGTGAGACCAAGGCATTATATTGTTCATCACACAAATTGGAAGGAATGGTGAATATAATAAGCAAAACTTGTATTCATCCAGGATGTAAAGTTATCCCAAATTATAACAAAAAAGGCGAGACAAAGGCCATATATTGTTTAACCCACAAATTGGAAAATATGACGAATGTAAAAAGCAAAACTTGTATTCATTTTGATTGTAAAAAGCGACCAAATTTTAACAACGAAGGCGAGACAACGGCGTTGTATTGTATGGCACATAAATTGGAAAATATGGTGAATATAATAAGTCAAACTTGTATTCATCCTGGATGTAAACTTCAACCAACATATAACAAAGAAGGTAATACAAATGTACTATATTGTTCAACCCATAAATTGGAAAATATGGTGGATATTAAAAATAAAAATTGCATTCATCCAGAGTGTAAAAAACAACCAGCATATAATAAAAAGGGTGAGACAGGAGCGCTATATTGTGCAACACACAAATTGGAAAATATGGTGAATGTAAAAAGCAAAACTTGTAAAAGCGATTGGTGTTCAACACTTGTTCAAAAAAAATACGATGGATATTGTCTATATTGTTTTATGAATTTGTTTCCAGACAAACCAGTATCGCGCAATTATAAAACCAAGGAATATGCTGTTGTAGAATATGTGAAAACAAATTTTCCTCATGTAAGTTGGAGTGCGGATAAAATAATAAATGGTGGTTGCTCAAAGAGAAGACCAGATTTGTTACTAGATTTAGGATACCAAATCGTAATTATAGAAGTAGATGAAAACCAGCATACAGATTATGATTGTAGTTGCGAAAACAAACGAATAATGGAATTGTCACAAGATTTAGGACATAGACCTATAGTCTTTATAAGATTTAATCCAGATGATTATGAAAAAAATGAAACAAATATCACATCCTGTTGGGGTAAAGACGGACATGGGATTTGCGTTGTAAAGAAATCAAAAAAAAACGAATGGATACAACGATTAAATGCATTGAAAGAACAAATAAATTATTGGATAAATCCAATAAATACGACAAATAAAACTATTGAGACCATCCAGTTATTTTATGACGATGCATAACCAAGGTATAAAAAAAATATATACATTTTTTGTTTTGTTTTGTGGGTTTTATATTTTTTATGTTTTTTGTGTTTTTGTGTTTTTATGTTTTTTATGTTTTTATTGTTTTTTATTGTTTTTTATGTTTTTTATGCAATGATTTCCTCTATTTCTTCTATTGATTCTTCTATTGATTCTTCTTTATTATGCTTTTGTTCTTTTAATGCTTTTGGTTGCGCCAGCGCCAGTGCTACTGAAGCATAAGATCGTGTATCTCTATGTGACATGGTAATCTTTCCTTCCAGAATGAGGTCAATGTCGTTTGAAAGTCTATCTGATAAGTTGTTTGGTTCTGATTCTAAAACGCCGTCTTCATTAGTATAAAACACATGACTGCCAACATTTGGAAAGTAGGTCGATCTGACTGGCTCATTTGTAGGCGCTTCTACCACTTCTGCTACTGGATCTTGAATATTGAATCTTTGATTTACGAGATCTAGTGGATGATTGGATCCACATACCATATGCAAAACATCTTCTAGTGTATATCCTAGTGCTGTCAACTTACTAGCGAGTTGTGGAATGGTCACTGCTTGTGCAGGCTCCTCTTCATCATCGTCCTCATCGTCCTCATCGTCTAGATTTTCATCACCCTCATCCTCATCCTCGTCGTCTTCCTCCTCGGGAATATGCAAGAGTTCTACTCGACACATCGGACAATTCAATCGCTGGGCTAGATTTTTGAAGATGCACTTGGAATGAAACTTGTGCCCGCATTCTGTAAAAGTGAAGTTATTCATGACCATCTCCTCATAGCAAATGCAACACTCACCCAATTCTATCCCTTCCGGCAATTCGAATAGAGGTTTCACTTGGACTTCTGCTTGTGTTTCTGCGGTAGAAGTACTACAACACGCACATTTATCTACTGGTTCTTCTTCTTCTTCTTCTTCTTCTTCTTCTTCTTCTTCTTCTACATCTACCCATTCATCCTCATTCTCATCACTATCTCCATCACTATCGCTACCTGATTGGAGATCCTCTAGGAATGCCGAATCAAACTCGCTAAGTAGATTGATTGGAGTATACATCTGTTCTTGTTCCTGACCCTGTTGTTGTTGTTCCTGTTGTTGTTGAGACATTTTAAAAGCTTACGGCAAAATTGATTATAATTATATCTTTTATTTTGTCTTCTAAAAGCATTTCAGTTTTTTTCAATTTAAATATTTTATTAGGTTTACTAAAAAAATATTTTATGCATAATATATAATAATAATAATGGATTATGAAGTCATTCCTGATTTTTTATACTTAAATGAGCCTATATACAGACGTGTTACTGGAGTTCCACAGGCGCGTTTAGTTTCTTCTGTCCTTTCTGTCAATGCTGAACCTGCTAGTCAACACGGAATATATCCTTGGACTCCTGATGCTGATGCTGGTCCTGCTTCTTCTACTACTAATGCTGCTGGTGCTTCTCTGTTGTCTCCCGATTTATTTACACCTTTTACACCTTCTAGAGCTTTATGTGATCGTTTAGTGCGGGTTGGTTCTGGAAATGTGGGTATACAAAGTATGCTTGATCCTGCTAATGCACATAGAGAGTATTATAGGGAGGAATTAAGAACAGGATGCAAACTTCTAGGGACATTAGTGAGACATTTTTTACGAACTGGTGACTCCAATACTAATACAAAATTCTATTTTGATGTAAATCCTAATAGAGGATTCCCTGTTAGCATTATATTATATGATCCTTTACCTGATGTTCCAACAACTGCTCCTGTTCCTAGCAGTGGATTTCGTAGACAGGGTGGATATAAACGTTCTTCTACCACTAATCGAAATAAGAAGAAGCTTATACGTCGAACTCGACGACAGAACAGATCACGTAAATAAATATTACTTAGCTGCGAGCCGTAGTCATGCGCAGCATTGTCGAAGGTGAGTGATTGAACTCCGTAGGCGCTAGCCGAAGGAGTTTATATGATTGGTAATATTTATTGGTAACTATCGTTGAACATTGATTAGTTCTTCCTTATTTATTCTTTGTTTTTAGAGTTGAAGAGAGAAATAGTATTCCATTTTGGTGTTCTATTTTGGTGTTCCATTTTTGTGTTCTATTTGGTGTTCTTTTTTGTGTTCTATTTGGTGTTCTTTTTTGTGTTCTTTTTTGTGTTCTTTTTTGTGTTCTTTTTGGTGTTCTGAACATCTCTATATTTTATCGGTAATTATCGTTGAACATTGGTTAGTTCTTCTTTATTTATTCTTTGTTTTTAGAGTTGAAGAGAGAAAAAGTAATCTATTTGATGTCCTATTGATGTCCTATTGATGTCCTATTGATGTCCTATTGATGTCCTGTCTTATCTCCCCTACAGGCACGCCATTATCCTCCCTTCTAGGCACGCCGTCCGGCTCCCTAATAAGTATACAAATCCCCCGTCTAATATGCGCCCCGACATCCCCCTAAATAGGGTACTCGAGAAATGAGTGACAAATTAAGAAGCCGGTGACAAAAATTTACAGCATATATGCAGCCAAATTGGTAGACAAATATGTAGACAAATTTGGTAGACGAATTTAGTCTGTCCGAAATAAAAAAATTGAAGTACTTTTTAACTACTAATAGGATGTCATAATAAGAAGCTAAGAAGATAAAATCTAGAAGGACAATGACATCGATGATGAGTGTGTTTGTCCGCGTGGTTGGAGTGGAGAATGGACGTCCTTATTTGAAGGGTGTATCGGGTGAGGTGTATGATGTGCATTCCAAGCGTCGTTTGCCTGGTCTTGCTGCTATTCCGGTAGTGGCTATTGGCAATGACAGCGACGCCTTTTGGGATCGCACCTGTGATGCTTATTCTCTCTTGAAGAAGAAGCAATCAGATGCAAAGAAGATTACATTGTCTACTATCTTTGATTTATATGGTCAGTGTGATGGGGTGTTTAACCAGTGTTCTGGTCGTGGTCGTGTGGATAGTATGCGCTAGATAGGACATTTATGTAAATAAAAAACATAGTGTATATATTGTATGTTTTTTATTGGGTGTATACTAGGATGTCTACTAGGCAGTCTAATTGGCTGTTTATATGTATTCCAGATATGGCCGTCTATTTGAGTTATCGGTGACAAAAAAATAGAGCATAATGCTCTAGATTTTTATTTGTTTTTATGGGTGTTTATATTTTGTTCTAATTTATGTTTTTATTTTGTTCTAATTTATGTTTTTTATTTGTGTTCTAAAATGCTGCAACTTGTTGTCTGTAGTAGAACGACATTTCGACTTCGTCTTGTTCATAGTCTTGTTCAACAATGCTGTTGCACGGGCTATTGCATCCGCTTGCACAATCATATTGTGGCTCTTCTTCTTCGTCGGAAGAGTCGTCATCCGCCCAATTGCGGCTGAACTTGACAGGAGCGCTTTTTTGGATGACTTGAGGGGTGACTTGAGGGAAGGCTAGGGGGATGGCTGCAACTGCTGCAAACGACAGCGTTGCGAATTGCTTCTGATGAGGTCTAAGCGTCACGTTGGGGGACAATGAAGGGTACTCTTCTGCTAGCGCTAGCGCTTTGGCTGGCGCATCAGCCGCTTCCGCTAACGCTGTCCATCGATTATTAGACATTAAGGTGGGTTGTGGTTTGTTCACCAATTTGACTTCTGGCACTTTGGTTACTATCTTCATATTCCTTCTATTATTATCTTCTACTGCAAATTTACAGAACTTTATAGTATGACCATGATTATTACAATATCTACATTGCTGTGACAACAGGGTTGGACAGCATACTTTACCTTGTTTGTCCTTTACCCAATGTGAGGTGTACATTGCCTCGGATTTATCCGAGTCTTTGCATACCTTGCAGAAGGGTTGGGGTACAACTTGCTTTGAATTCTTGTTCTTGTTATTGTATTGAGACATTCTTGATTGCTTTTGAAAACTTGATATGGGGCTATTGATATCTTTTATTTTGTGTGTATAATAGTTTTCAATTTTTTTCTTATTCGTGTATTTTTTTTGTTTACTAAAAATTAATGAACTCTTCTTCTACATTTTTGTCTGCTAGAAATCTTTTATATTTGTTTATTTCATTTTGTTGTGAGTTGCATATCGACTCGTAATATCTGTATGTGTTTGATCCATATACTCGCCCGCTATATGATCCTACGATAAAGGCTAATAGGTAATACCACATTACACATCTTTGTCCAGATATGTTTAAGTAAGTATTTGTTCTTTTACATTTTTCTTAGGAATTTTCAATAGTTGAATCATGTTCCTCACTATTTTCGCCTTTTGATCTTTATCAGGCGGATAATGTAATATGTGTGCTTTTAACTCACCTCCAAATACACATCCGTTCATTATATTTAAAAACTCACCTTTCTTTTCGTTTTCTCTCCAATCTGGATTTAGCTCTCTCCATAGGACAACTGCTTTTATGCATTTGAATTCTATCGCTACTGATATTTTATTCATTCTTATATGATCTTCGTCTTTCTGCCATACTCCATCTTCTTTGTACATGATCGTCTCTCTCTTCTCGTCCGTTACCCAAATCGGTTTCTCGAATTTTCCTAGTCTCGCTAGATTCTTGGTGAAGATCCTAGAGATTCCTGCCACATACCCGTGTGTTCCTATGTATTCTATGTCTTCTAAATCTACGTTGATGAAATTCAGAAAATCCTTTACATTCATCGCACCCTTGCACGTATCGTTCAAGAAAAACTGAAGATTAAATTGATTGTTTTGTGTGTTGATGTTGTTGTTAGTTGTATTGCCTACTTTTTCCACCAACTCTGTCATGATCTTGTTTTGATCTGATATTATATTGTTTTGATCTGACATCATCTGCTTATTATATTCCATCATGGCATTGCTTTGTTCCGACAGCATCTGCTTATTATATTCCATCATAGTGTTGCTTTGTTCTAACATTATTTGCTTGAATTCTTGTGTGTCTTTCATGAATGCAAATATTAAACTCATGTCCATGTTTGGGATTGCACCTTGTATATCTGTCATTTTTAATGTGACTCCTTCTTTCTCCTTTTCTTTCAGCTCTTTTAGTGCCGCTGCTTCTTGATTTAGAATAGTGCATTTCTTTTTGTGTGCACATAAAGTTGACATATGACTATATGATTTTCCACAAGAACATTTATATGTATTTTCAACTTCTGAAATTAATTTTAAATGTTTTGATGTTACTATATGTCTATCATATTGGCTTTTTCGTGATGTAGTGTAAGCACATTTTTCACAACAAAAAGGATTTGCCTTTTTAGACTTAGATTCTTTCGTATTCATTAGTATAATATATAAATATTATATAATTAGGCTTTATATCCTAAAATTAGGAATTATATCCTAATGAAAAAGTTACTAAATCCTTTTTTTATTTTATTTTTTTCCATTTTTTTTTCTTATGCTCACAAATCGAAAAAGCATGCTAATTTTATGCTCTGGCTTATTTTTTTTTCGTTTTCTCAAGACTTTTTTTAGAATTCTAAAATTGGACAAATATATTTGTCCATTTTTGAAACTCTGGAATACTTTTGGACTTTTTATTTGCAGAATTATATAATAAATGGATAGAGTAACTTAAAGCAGTAGTGTCTTTTTTTCAGTAAATGTCCGGTACACTTTCCGGTGTTTCTTCTTTTTCCTTTTCTATTTCTATTTCTATACATCCCTTTTCTGACATACTATACGAGCCTACGGCCTCATGCTATGTCCCGCGCCGCAGGCGCGCGCTCCTATTTTAGCGTAGCTCTCATTTGGCGCTATGTTAAACTATTATGTGACCATATATGCTCTTATATATGTATTCCACATCCCTTTTCTGACATACTATACGAGCCTACGGCCCCGTGCTATGTCCCGCGCGCCGAAGGCGCGGGGCGCTCCTATTTTAGCGTAGCTACCATTTGGCGCTATGTTAAACAACTATGTGACCATATATGCTGTTATATATGTATTCCAGATATGAGTGACATTACGAGATACGGCCGTTGATTTGATTCCCATATAAATACATGAATTATTGGTAGAATATCCATTATGTTCTTCTTATTTTATTCTTAGAAATCAAGATCAAGAGAGATAAAGTAATCCATATTATATACAACATGAATGCCTTATGCGATTCCCAATGCGATTCCCAATGCGATCACCAATGCGATTCCCAATGCGATTCCCAATGCGATCACCAATGCGATTCCCAATGCGATCACCAATGCGATCACCAATGCGATCACCAATGCGATTCCCAATGCGATCACCACTCGATTTCCAATGCGATCCCTCATTCGATCACCAATGACCAGTCGATCAGTCGATCCCCAATATTATATTTTAAGTGATCAATATTTTCTACTTCTTTTGGAAAAAATTGATATCATTTTGCTGCAATACTTTTACCTCAGAATTAGTCTTCAAATTTAAACGTATAACGTAATCGTAATCGTAATCATGGATAATAAAGAAACTCCTTTGGCTACTGCTATCGCAGCGCAAGGAGTTCAATCACTCACCACATTCCATAGTGCCTACGGCTCAGGCTCACAGCATATAGTAGAAAAGTATAATTGGTTCATCGGTAAGGCCAATATTGAACGTAAACAGCACCAGCTTGACGGCATCATCTGGTGTGTTAATAATGAACTCCTTCCTCTGCCTGATGTAGCTACTCTAGAACAACCTCTAGAGCAACCTCTACCGGTTAAGGGCGGTTTCATTTGTGACGAGATGGGGTTGGGTAAAACCATCATGATGATCGGTGTGTGCCTCACCAATTTCCTGCCACACACGCTCATAGTTGTGCCGCCAATGCTGCTCGCCCAATGGAATGCCGAAATATTCCGCACTACTGGGCATCGAGCGCTCATCTTCCACGGCAATGCGAATAAGCAAAACATCACTTCTGAACAACTATCGGCTGCTCCTATCGTGTTGACCACCTACAACTCCTTAGTCACCACCAAGAAGTACACAACATGCCTCTTGCATAGCATCGCCTGGTCCAGAGTTATTTGCGACGAAGCGCACCATCTCCGTAACAAAAATAGACGATCAGCTGGATGCAAATTTCTCAAATCGGACATCCGATGGCTTGTCACTGGAACGCCCATTCAGAACTCCAGGAAGGACTACTACAACTTGTGTTCTGCTCTTGGACTGCCGGCCAGCATGCACAGCAAGGCTCCCATCTTGCGTCGCACCAAGGCGCAAATCGGCATCAAACTTCCTTCCGTCTCTCAAGACAATGACACCATTGCTTGGTCTAATAAAAATGAAATGCAGCTTTCCTCTGACATTCATAGCGCGATCGATACGAGTTCCTTCAAGTTACAGCTTTTCCTTCAAGCTAGGAAATCCTGTATACTCCCCAGCATGTTGCTGCATCAGATGCCTTCTATGATGTACAATCGAACCATCACCAGCAACTTCATTTACTCCGATGCGCTCAACTATAGCAGCAAACTCGATCACGTTATTAGCGTCATTCTTGCGCGCAAAGATAACGGCAATGGTAAGCTTATATTCTGTCATTTCCGACCTGAAATCAACGCTATCATCCAGCGCTTAAAGGCTGGCGGCATGACTAACGTCGCGTCGTTTGATGGTCGTGACACCAAAGGATCTAGGCAAGACAAGTTGACCGCCAAATATGACGCACTGGTTCTTCAGATACAGGCTGGGTGTGAGGGATTGAATCTACAAGCTAATTACAGCGAGGTTTATTTCGTATCGCCTCACTGGAATCCCGCTGTGGAAGACCAATCCGTCGCCAGATGTCATCGCATTGGACAAACCAAACCCGTATATGTATTCAGATTTAAGATGGAAAATTTTATTAAAGAGGAGGTGCATATGCTGCAAACCACTACGCAGTGTGGTGAACAATTGAACTCCCGAGGTGATAGCCTAAGGAGTTTAAATACTATGGACACTTATATCACACACGTTCAAGATAAAAAAAGGGGATTTGCGAGTGAGGTTCTTAATTAAATATTCATGTGTTTATTATGTATATATTGTATTTTTTGTTGTTTTTGTTTTTGTTGGCTTTGTTGGCTGCAGTATGCAGTCCTTTTCTGACATACTATACGCGCCTACGGCCTCATGCTATGTCCCGCGCGCCTTCGGCGCGGGGGCGCTCCTATTTTAGCGTAGCTACCAGTTGGTGCCATGTTAAACAACTATGTGACCATATATGCTGTTATATATGTATTCCAGATATGGGTGACATTTTGAGATACGGCCGATGATTTGATATTCCTTCGGCTAGCGCCATCGGAATATAAAGCAATCCTTCGTTTCCTCCAATCCCCATATAAATACATGTTTTATTGGTAGAACATCTATTGATTCTTCTTTATTTTATTCTTAGAAATCAAGATCAAGAGAGATAAAGTTATCTAATTTTCTAGTTTTACATTCTTCTTAGGAATCTTCAAATGCTGAATCATACCCCTCACTATCTTGGCCTTTTGATCTTTATCGGGTGGATAATGCAATATGTTTGCTTTTAGCTCACCTCCAAATACGCATCCGTTCATATTGCTGTAAAATAGTCCCTTCTTATCGGTTTCATTCCAATCTGGATTCGCATCTCTCCATAGGGTGAGTGTCATTCTGCATTTGTTCTCTATTGTTGTTGATATTCTATTCATTTTTTTATGATCTTCGTCTTTCTGCCATACTCCATCTTCTTTGTACATGATCGTCTCTCTCTTCTCATCCGTCACCCAAATTGGTTTCTCGAATTTACCTAGTCTTGCCAGATTCTTGGTGAAGATCCTAGAGATTCCTGCCACATACCCGTGTGTTCCTATGTATTCTATGTCTTCTAAATCTACGTTGATGAAATTCAGGAAATCCTTTACATTCATCGCACCCTTGCACGTATCGTTCAGGAAAAACTGAAGATTAAATTGATTGTTTTGTGTGTTATTGCTGTTTATGTTGGTATTGCCTACTTTTTCCACCAGCTCTGATATTATATTGTTTTGTTCAGACATCATCTTCTTATTATATTCCATCATGGCATTGCTTTGTTCTACCATTATTTGTTTGAATTCTTGCGTGTCTTTCATGAATGCAAATATTAAACTCATGTCCATGTTCGGGATTGCACCTTGTATATCTGTCATTTTTAATGTGACTCCTTCTTTTTCCTTTTCTTTTAGTTCTTTTATTGCCGCTGCTTCTATGCACGTTTTTTTATGACGATGAAAACTAGAATGATGTTTATATTCTTTGCTGCATGAACATATATATAACTTTGGAATTACATTTTGATCCGTATTTGTGTAGCATAATGTAGCATTTATATGTTTTGCTGTAGATAAATGACTTTGAAAATTACTATTTTTACTACATATGAAGTCACATATTTTACATTCAAAATGTTTGGCATTTTCTGGCATGAAAAATTGTGGCATTTATGTTATAATGTAGCATTATATTTTATTCCTAAATCCTTTTTTTATTTTATTTTTTTCCATTTTTTTTTCTTATGCTCACAAATCGAAAAAGCATGCTAATTTTATGCTCTCCCTTATTTTTTTTCATTTTCTCAAGACTTTTTTTAGAATTCTAAAATTGGACAAATATATTTGTCCATTTTTGAAACTCTGGAATACTTTTGGACTTTTTATTTGCAGAATTATATAATAAATGGATAGAATGACTTAAAGCGGTAGTGTCTTTTTTTCAGTAAATGTCCGGTACACTTTCCTGTGTTTCTTCTTTCTTCTTTTTCTTATTCTATTTCTATGCACCCCTTTTCTGACATACTATACGAGCCTACGGCCTCATGCTATGTCCCGCGCACCGAAGGCGCGGGGCGCTCCTATTTTAGCGTAGCTACCATTTGGCGCCATGTCATATAACTACGTGACCATATATGCTGTTATATATGTATTCCAGAAATCGCCGTTGTTCCTAGATACGGCCGGTGATTTGAATCCCATATAATTACTTGGTATAATGTGGTATTGTCAACTTTTTCACCAAATCAACCATTATTTTATTTTGGTCCAATATCATTTGCTTATTTTGTTCCATCATATTGTGTTGTTCCATCATAGTATTGCTTTGTTCTAACATTATTTGTTTGAATTCTTGTGTGTCTTTCATGAATGCAAATATTACATTCATATCCATGTTTGGGATTGCACCTTGTATATCTGTCATTTTTAATGTGACACCTTCTTTTTCTACTCCTGTTTCTTCTTGATTTAGTATAGTACATTTCTTTTTGTGTGTCCATAGACCTTGTCTATGTTTATATGTTTTTCCACAAGAACATTCATGTTCCTTTTCTTTGTTAAAATAATTCAATTGGTTAACTTCTGTGTCACTATTTGTCATCATTTCATGCTTATGTTTAGCTGTTAAATTATGCTGCTCCCACGACGACTTTTTGCTGCATGTATAGTGACAAATATCACATACATAACTTTTTGCATTTTTTAGCACAGGTGGTACAATCATATTTATATTGTTATGTTTTTTTGTTTGATTATGTATAGCTAATAATTTTGCATTATCGCATTTAATATTACATTTTTCACAATAAAATATTTCTTTTGGTTCTTTTATTATTGTAGAAGTTGGTATTTTTACCTTTGGTTTTGGAAATGGTTCCAGACTATTTAATGTTGCCTTTAATAATTCGAAATATTCCTGTTCCTTTTTTCTTGCTTCATAATGGTCAGCGCAATTACAAAAATGAATTATTTCCATGTTCCAATTTATCCATCCACCATTGTTTCTAATCACTTCATATAATTTACAAGCATGATTAGGTGCTTTATTATTTATACAACTCTGTTTGTGCGCATGTTTTCGCTGAACAAAATTAGTTGTATGCCCTACATACACATCTAAAATATTTGGATCCTTACAAGTTATTTTATAAATAATTGTATTCGAATAATCTATTTCTATTTTCATCATTTATAGTATCATATCATTTTACATTTATATTATAATAATCTTGTAATAACATAAATTCCTATTCGCTGTTGTATTCCTTTTTTCCTATGCATTATGCATCCCTTTTCTGACATACTATACGAGCCTACGGCCTCATGCTATGTCCCGCGCCGCAGGCGCGCGCTCCTATTTAGCGTAGCTACCATTTGGCGCTATGTTAAACAACTATGTGACCATATATGCTGTTATATATGTATTCCAGAAATCGCCGTTGTTCCTAGATACGGCCGGTGATTTGAATCCCATATAAATACATGTTCTATTGGTAGAACATCTATTGGTTCTTCCTTATTTTATTCTTAGAATTCAAGATCATGAGAGATAAAGCATTCTAATTTATATATTCTTTCGGCTAGCGCCTACAGAATATAATCGGAAAACTTCGACTCGCTACGCCACTTGCGCAGTGTCTGCGTTTTCCTCCACACCTCTGTATAATAATTCTATTGAATATATATATTCTTTACCACAATAGCATTCATGTTTTATTGCATTTGGAGTTTTATTCGACACACCATTTGAGTCACTTGTATACACCATTTTTATACTTTTCGCTGTCATTAAATGTATCGAATAAGCCTTCTTATCACCTCTTATAAAACTACATTTCGTACATTCGATTTCTTCTTCTTTTTGTGACAATTCACTAGGCATAATATAACATTATATTAGGTTTACTAAAGTCTATTGCTTACTTCCTTTTGTCTTCCTTTTTGTCTTCCTTTTTGTCTTCCTTTTTGTCTTCCTTTTTTATTCCCTTTGTCTTCCTTTTTGTCTTCCTTTTTCCTATGCATCATGCAGTCCTTTTCTGACATACTATACGCGCCTACGGCCTCATGCTATGTCGCGCCTTCGGCGCGCGCCTGTTTTAGCGTAGCTCTCATTTGGCGATATGTTAAACTATTCTGTTACCATATATGCTGCCATGTATTCCAGATATGGGTGACATTACGAGATACGGCCGGTTATTTGATATTCCTTTGGCTTGCGCCTTAGGAATATAATCGGAAAACTTCGGATTGCACAGCAATCCTTCGTTTTCATCCAATCCCATATAAATACATGAATTATTGGTAGAACATATATCGATTCTTCTTTATTTTATTCTTTGATATATACTTCATCAGAGATTAAGTTATTTAATAATCACATCCTATTTGATGTCATATTCCTTCGGCTAGCGCCATCGCTGCGTAAGGAATATAATCGGAAAACTTCGACAATGCTGCGCATGTCTACGTTTTCCTCCAATTATTTACATCCTATCGACTTCTTCTTACAAACCCCTTCGGAGTTCAATCACTCACCACATTCCATAGTGCCTACGGCTCCGGCTCGCAGCAAAAAAAATACTTTGTTTATTTGGGTTTTAGTTTTTTTTCTATGTTATCTTTTTATTTGCTTTTTATTTTCTCTATGTTATCTTTTTATTTGCTTTTTATTTTCTCTCTATGTTATCTTTTTATTTGCTTTTCCTTTTTTATGCCTCTTCCTCCTCCTCTTCCTCCTCCAACTCCTCTACCTCCTGTTTTTCCTCATTCCAATGTCCAATTGCATCTTGAGTTGTCGCGTCGTATAGAATATTCGTTGTCGATCGCAAATACTTGACGCCTTTGAACTCAAACTTCTTCACTTGAACCTTCTCCTCCTCCTCCTCCTCCTCATACTCCTCCTCTGAAAGCTCCTCCAATACCTCCTCCTTAGGCGCTTCCACCTCCACTACCTTGGGTACTTCAGGCGTCTCCACCTTCACTACTTTCTCCACCTTCACCTTTGGCGCGGCTTTCTTTTGGAGTGCCTCGGCTTCCTTGGCGGCTTTCTTTTGGAGTGCCTCGGCTTCCTTGGCGGCTTTCTTTTGGAGTGCCTCGGCTTCCTTATCAGCTTTCTTTTGGAGTTCTTGCGCTTCCTTTGCAGCTTTCTTTTGGAGTTCTTGCGCTTCCTTATCAGCTTTCTTTTGGAGTGCTTCGGCTTCCTTAGCAGCTTTCTTTTCGAGTTCTTCGGTTTCCTTAGCAGCTTTCTTTTCGAGTTCTTCGGTTTCCTTAGCAGCTTTCTTTTGGAGTGCTTCGGCTTCCTTAGCAGCTTTCTTTTCAGCTTGTGCCTCCTTGCTAGCTTTCTTCTCTGCTTGCACTTCCACTGCCTTTTCTTCTTCCTTATTAGCTTCCTTATCGACTTCCTTCTCGACTGCCTTTTCTTCTTCCTTCTCTGCTTCCACTTCGACTGCCTTCGTCTTCTTACTTGCTTTCTTCTTCACCTCCTTGATCTCCTTCTTCACCTCCTCTTTCACTTCCTCTTTCACTTCCTCCGCAGATGATTTATTCGCTGACACTAGGCTCGCAAACAGGTCTTCCGTCGAATCTACTACCAAAGCCTTCGCCTCCTTCTTCGGACGACCACGGACTACCTTACCAGCTTGCGCCGCCTTCACCTCCTTCACTACCTTCTCCTTCACCTCCTTCACCTCCTTCACACCCTTCACTATCTCCACCTTACCTACACCCCTCATCGCCTCCTCCACGTCCAACTTGTAATGCTCCGCACATTGACGTACCGCCTCCCGGCACGCATTCTGCAACATCACCTCCTTCGATCTTACCATCTTTACCTCTATTAGGGACATTCTCTTTGATATTCTTGATATTCTTCTCGCTTATTTGATACACTTTCCTTCCCACCTTCTTTCTTTTTCAATTTTTTTTCTTTTTCACCTCTTTCTTCTTCTACTAAAATTTACTCTTTTTATTCCTTTCCTTTTTTACAAAATAATTGATTCTCTTTATTCTTTATATTCTTATTTACACTTGCAAATGGAACATTACGACATGATATACTCCTCCAATGATAATTATAAATTTCAAGGAATTACTTATTCAAAGTATTTCCCATACGATTGGGTCACATCTCATCTAGATGGTACTGGACCACACGAATGCGACAATTGTTTCATTTATGGTAGCATAAATGACATCTTTATTGGATATTGTATGAATTGTGCTAGATACGATTATGAATGTAAACGAGGTCATGGATTTTATGATCTTGGATATGAAGATATTATCGAGGAAGATTTTGAAAATAGCGCTACCTTTACCTATTTGAAATATTTTGGTATGTCCGATGAAGATATAGATAATGAAGAGGCTAGACTAGAAATTTTACGTAATGAGGAGCAAACATTTCAAGATTATATTGATGCTTATTATATTGCCTGCGAAAATATTACAAAATAAAATTGAAATCCTTTTACTGATATTGATATTTATCACAATAATTAGCAAAATGAACTCTATAGCAGAACAACGAAAAACAATATTTACGCATATAGTATGGATGGCGCACCATAAGCAAATGGCTCATTTGTATGAAAACGATAGTCGGTTTGAATACGAGTGTGATCCTTATTTTAATTCATTTCATGAGGTGATAACTGCGCTCAAATCTATTCAAGAAGAAGATCGCAAACCTATCATGAATGAAATTTTTACCGAAATAGATGAAAAATATCCCCACATGAAAGAATGGAATAAATTTGTAAAGAATGATCATTTTGATGCAGATGAAGAAAGAACAAATTCTACTTGGCCATTTTGGCCTACAGAATTTCTATATATTGTAAAATTAGACATTATGTTGAAGGATTCGGCTTTTGCTGATCAATATTATAAAAGTGATCCTGTCTTCTATTTTAGTCGATGTCCCTGCAAAATATGTGATCAGATATGGGCTACAGAAAAGAGAGACAGAAGTAACCCTGGTGAGGTATGTGTGCAATCTATATTATTCAATAAAAAAAAATATTTCAAATCCATAAAAACCAATGAAATTTATGATGCATTTACACATGAGTTTCTTGGTACATTTGATGTACATACTAATATATTGCACATAAAACCTGCTGCTGTTCATAATACTCCTTCGACAATGCTTTGCATGACTACGGAGTATAATCAGAAAACTTCGGCTTGCAAGCAAGCCTCCGTTTTCCTCCACAATCAACAATAATAAAATTCTAGCATTCCATTAAGGATTCGACTTCGTCTTCTTCTAAATCAATTACATCGTGCTGCGAGCCGTAGTCATGCGCAGCATTGTCGAAGGTGAGTGATTGAACTCCTTGCGCAGCGATAGCGCTAGCCGAAGGAGTTTCAATATTTGTGCTAATGTTATCCGATTTTACATTCTTTTTTTGTATAAGAAAAAAACGTGTAAATTTCTTTACACCATCTGCCGTATATCCAGCGCTTTTTCGAATTGGTTTCATGTGAAACCCGTATACATTCAATATTTGTCTTATTAGATTTAACAAAGGCCATCTTTGACTCTTACCCGCTTGTTTTTGCAAGCTTGTGAGAGATGAAGAACTAAATATGGTTTTTAATTCAGATATATGCTCTTTGACTGAGTTGTATATAGAATCATTTATAAAGGTCTCGCGTGGTATAAGTATTTCATTTAATTGATTTTCATTTTCAAATGTCATGCCAATTTTTGTCAATATTTTTTTACTGGTTTCGTCCATTTACAAAAATATATATATATTTTTTATATATATTTTACTCACCTATTTTATAGCAATCCGAATTCTGGAATAGTATATATTTCTCCCGTTTTAACATATTTTGCGATGATATTAGGATTGATTTTATTGTTTACTATATCTTCTGCTTGATATACATTCCCAGTCTTGTCTATATAATAAACAATCCCTTGAATATCTTGCGCCCATACTTCTACCTTTTGCGTGGTTTGTTTTGGTTCACTTTGATCATCAATCATACCATGTGGTGTTCCTTTCAGATGTGTACCACAATACTCATCCCCTTCCTTTTTTCGGCGCGTACATTGCTCGCCACTAGCACGCTTCGCGCAACATCTATCAAAGAAAGGAACTACATTCTTTACACGCTTTCTTTTCATGAAATCTTCCTTTCCTAAATTCAATCTATCATAATCATAAATATATTGCAATAAATGGTTCATTTGATCATTTTTAATACCCAACTCTGTAACTTTATCTCTAATACTATCCTTAAGCGTAGTAATATATGTTTCTATTTTTTTGTTTATACGGCGTTCCATCTTCTTTAAGTATGATATAATATAGTAAATAAACATTATATCAATTTTTTATTATATGTAAATTGAGGACTTAAAGAACTCATTCGTTATACCTTTTTTCTAGGTTTATAGGTGCGCTTCTTTTTAACAGGTTCAACCACTTCTTGCTTATCTACTATTACAGATGGATTATTTGCAGAACTTTCTATAGTTAAAGCGGACATATCATCGTCTTCTTTTATCACATTTTCTTCTATATTTACAATAATCCCTGTGACTACTTCTTCTACCACTAATTTTATTGGTTCTGTTATTGGTTCTTCTTTAGATATTTCCGCTATAATATTATTATTATTATTATCCTCTATTTTTGGGAATACACTAAATATAATATTTTCATCTGTATTAGTATTAATCGTTTTAGGAGATACAGGACTATCTATTTCAGAATACTCTACTACGTTTTCCTCTAGTGCTATTGATTCTGGATCTCCCTTATTACTAATAATACTATTTTCTAATTCATGTAATAAATTTTTATCTATATTATCATCTACCATATTATTCAATAAACTTTTCCGTTTTTCCTTTTTTGTTTGTGATGTATCTTCAAATTGGATATCATTTGCTATTTGACTGAACATTAGTTGGATTTTAGTAGCCAGACGTTTTAAATATTTATTGTGCAATTTATGGAAAAATTCCATATAGGTCACAAAAAGTGTGAGCTTTTCTCTCATCACAACTATATTAAAATTAAAAGTAGTTACGAAGTTGTCTATATTCAATCCAGAACTATTCTTAATTTTATATGCTTCCAATTCATTATCTTTGTTTGAAATATATCCATTAATCGCTTGTAATAAGGCGATTATAATTTCATGTAAATTTTGAATAAGTGTAAAATCATATTGTTTAAATGGTTCTAAATCCTTATACACGGGATAATTGTTATTTACTCGTATTAATTCGAGTAATCTCTTATCTGAAATATTGTTAGAAATATACTCAATGATTAATTTATATAATTTGAAATACTCACAATACATTCGGTTTGTAATTGCGTAAAATATTCGTTTCATATCTTCATATTCAATATCTATTAATTTCCCTTGAAAATGGAATGAATCCAGACCAAATACGAAAATGTTCTGTTTGTTATTATTTATGAATTCTGTATAGATTTCTTTCAGTTTAATTATTTTTTGACCTAGTGTGTGCATAGTTTTAATATTATCTTCCTTTAAATTTACTAGTAGGGTAAAGTCTGTTTTTATTTGATTTAATCGCGTTTCCATATTATAGTATAAAATTATAAAAATATAAAATATAAATTATAATAATTTATTTATTTTGTAGTAAATATATTATTTGTATTTATTATGAATAGTTTGAAAAATAACGCAGAAGATGATATATTAAATAATATGATTAATAATGATGTTGTATGGACTAAAGAACATGAAGACATCCTTATCGAGTGGGCGGATAAAGCCATGTGTTATCGATGGCTACATTCGAAAGCAAACGCCATGTTTTCCAGTTTAAATGCTTGGTATACGATACCTGTTATCGTTATTTCAACGCTTACTGGTACTGCCAATTTTGCCCAAGAGAGAGTTCCGTTGGGATTCCAAAATTATTTCGTTATGATAGTAGGCGGATTTAATATTTTGGCTGGTATTATCAGCACTATTCAACAATTTTTGAAGATTACGCAATTAAATGAGGCTCATAGAGTGAGTGGTATTGCATGGGATAAGTTTTATAGAAATGTTAAAATTGAGCTCGCTAAACATCCGTCGGAGAGGATGCCTGTATCGCAAATGATAAAAATGTGCAAGGAAGAATTTGATCGATTGATGGAGACAAGTCCTGTTATTCCAGATAAAATTGTACAAACATTTAAAATTTCATTTGAAAAAGCTAGCAACTTTGATAAAATAGTGAAACCTGAAATATGTGATGTACTTATATCGACAGACAAATATAGAAACCCTTGGGCTAATGAAGAAAATAAAACGAAGAAATCCGTAGACCTCGTAAAGGCGCAATTATTTAAAGATAATAAACAAAAAGAGACGAATGATAGTAACAATAATATTGTGAGGGAATTTAAAAAGACGTTTTTTGATTTGAATAATCGCGATCCAATGGATTCCGAAATAGTGGACAATTTGAAAGACAAAATGGAGATGTCTGTTTTACTGAAATTGATTGATAGCAACCGAGATATATTATTTAGTAGTGAGTCAAATGATCAAATAATGTGTGGATTGCTGTAAGGTTTCGTCATATTCCTACGTTTTCCTATAAGTGTGCATTATCTGTGGGTAATACAAACATAGATAGTATCAAAAAGGCGTAAAATGCTAAGTAAACCCCATATGCATCCGATCCAATTCCATAAAAGGACAAAATTTGAATAATTATATAAGTAAACACTAATGTAAATCCCAACAAGGATATACTTTTACCAGTGGTCATTATATAATTATTAGATAATTTATTTGTTTGTTTGCTCTAATAAATATAGTATTTGTCCCCTCTACTCCATGTTTCCTTTAATGTTCTCTTATCGATGGAATGTATAGTTAATGGAATTTGCTGTTCATAATCCTTTAATACCCACAATGGAGCTTCTTGATAAGTTTCACCATTATCTAATCCCATAGGTCCGACATACACACTATCATATTTTTGTGTCCATAATGCGTCTCTATCTGAAAATCGGATAGCATTTCTAGCATTTTTATATTCCATAGTTGAACTATCTAGTTCCAACATGTTTTGCGTTATTTGTGATTTATCTGTGCTATTCTCTAGACAATTAGTAGTCACTTTTGTATTTCCTGGAAAAATGGCGAAACGAATAAGACCTCCTTTCATAAATCTACCATGTTCATCATACTCTACCATTTTTTGTGTTGATTTTTTGAGTTTATTTTGTATTTCTTTATTTACCCACCCACCCGCTTTGATTGCATTTTGATAATCAGAAAAATAATAATAAGGTCCCATTAACGATTCTGGTTTGGATGTTGAAATTCCGAAGATAGATGAGAACTCCACTTGATTATAATTACAACCTGCATAGGCGACGAGGGGTGTTTCAATGTAATATTCGTCTGCATCTACTAAATATACAAAATTCGGATGGTTCATGAAAAAATCGACTACTTCTTCATCGATTTTAAAATTGCAAATGGATCGATGATTCACGATTTCATCCATTAATGTCAAGTATAAATCGTTTTCTCTATACAATTTATGAACATCTATGTTGTATAACGAACAATCAAAAAACAACTGGAATTGATTGTTATTATTAGTAAATCCCTTATACATATATGTGCCCTTATTTTCTTCCTTCATATTTTCAGAATAACATATAAATGTCATATCTAATATGGATTGACAATATGACATTATATCCATTCCCTTTACATAGTTAAATGTTGGGAATTTTATTACATCAGGTTGCTTTTTATGTTGACTATTATATTTTTGCAAAATATATTGTATAAACGGGGTCTTCCCGGATACATTTATTTGATATATACATATATTAATAGTACCAGTTTCATATCCATATGTGTCCATATATTTTTCTATATCCGATTTTAATAAATCGGATTCTATATCATAATAGTAATAACTAGATGTTGTAGATTCAACTTCAGATACCTCTGACGAAGTAGGGATAATTTTACTATTATTTTCATCTTCAATGAAAGTTAACAATTCTTTTTTTTGCACATCATACAATTCATTTATTCTATCTCTCATGTCCTGATATTCTATATCCATATCAAAGTCGGTATCTTCTTCTTCATTGGTATTATCGATTGAATCAGATAACATTATTACATCTACTACTCACAATTTATTTATATTAAAACTTATATAATATTTATTTATCTAATTTTCTTACAACCGATTCTTTTACCTGTTCTTCTCTATTGTCCATGATAAATTTTGTCACAGATTCCGCTTGAGATGGATTTGATTTGTAATAATTTTGCAATGCCAATATTAAAGCCTTTGCATTTAATGGTTTTTTGGTAGTGGTTTTTTTATATATTATTGACCCGCCATTAATATCAAAACAATCTATATTATTTGACTTCATTGTGGTCATTAATGCATCTGTTAACATCTTTTTATTATTTCGTCTAATTTTTAATTCTTTTTGTAATGTGGATATTTCTGTATCATTTTTAATCCATTCTTTAATATTTGCAACTAACTCTTCTTTTGTTTCCATTATGTCTATGTATTACATAAATATAGTCATAATTTTATATCCTAATTCAAATATATTTGTTTTATTTTGTGTTGTTTTATTTTGTGTTTTGTTTTGTGTTTTGTGTTTTGTTTTGTGTTTTGTTTTGTGTTTTGTTTTTGTGTTTATTTTGGTTCTGGTTCTGGTTCTGGTTCTGGTTCTGGTTCTGGTTCTGATTCTGGTTCCTGTCCATTGACCCATTGCACCCATAACCCCGCTTGTGCAGGATTGCCGTAATTGGTCCCAGTTCCATCATATGTGTTATTCTTGTTTACTAAATTATGATGTCGCAAACATAGATTATTTTGATATATTTTTGCACAACTACATGGTTTACCCTTATTTTTACCAGTAGTCAATAATTGAGTACATCCTGATGGTGTTGAAATGATCACATTTTCGGCATTTTCTGTATGTTTGGTTCCTTTAGCTGTTTTTGTGGCGGCTTTTACTTTTTTCTCTTCCTCTTTTATTTTTTTTAACTCTTCTTTTGTCAAATCCTTTACCATTTTAGCAGCATCCTTTTCCTTTTTCTTTTCTTCCAATATTTTTTTCTTTGCTTCCAGTATTTTTGCATGTAATTCTAGTTTTTCCTTTATTTTGATTTCTTTTAACATAGCCATTTTTCCAAAATATTTATGATTTGCACAATAATATTTATCACATAACAAGGTGACCATGCTGTGTTTGCATGGCATAGTAGTTCCATCGGCACATAGATATACATGACTACAATTTCCAGCAATATAACTTTTACAACTCACATTATCAAATTGATTCATAATTAACGTACTTTCATTAATATGATTTACCCCATGCACCTTGCTAACCGCAATATCGTCATAATAAGGTAATAAAATGTTTTGAATATTTCTACAATAAGGGCATCTTATTTCTGTGCATTTTAATGTTTTTCTTTCCATAGTATTATATTTTTTTTTGTGATTGACCAAATCATTATATAAAGGCATATAATTGAACTTATGTTTACATTCCAATGTAACGAAATTATCAGTTAATGGTAAATTACTTATTAAGCATACATTATTGAAATCATTGTTTGCATTTTGACTATCAAATGATATGTCATCTGGTATAGGTTTATCAACTATGACATCATCAAATGATTTATACAACTCTTCATAAAAGTTAAGGCCACCCTCAACCATGTATTTTGGCATAATGGCTATAATATATAAATTCCGAATAAAGTCTTTATATTTTTATATATTATAGATATAATAGATGTCAACGAAAAAATGGGGACCTCCCGTTTGGACACTTCTTCATACGCTTGCAGAAAAAATAAATCCAGATAAGTTTACAGAAATAGGTCCACAGCTTTTTGTTTTTATGAAAAGAATATGTGCTGCTTTACCTTGTCCTGATTGCGCTCAACATGCCAGTCAATTTTTAGCACGAATAAATTTTTCTAGCATCAAGAATAAAGTGGATCTAAAGAATATGTTATATATCTTTCATAATGTTGTGAATACCCGGCTCAAAAAACCTTTATATAACGTTTCAAATTTATCAGTATATACAAATAATAATATTATACAAGTCTTCAATAATTTTGCAGAAGTATATCATACGAAGGGTAATATGGTATTGCTTGCCGATAGTTTTCAACGAAAATTGATTATGGCGGATTTTAAAAAATGGTTAGTTGTAAATTTAGGTAGTTTTTTGTTTACTTAGTTGTGCTACCAATGAGCTCCCCATTTTTATAAACGGCGCATTTGAATGTTTGTTTTTTAGGCATAGAACATGTTGTATTATTACTTGATATTTCATTAAAAAACAGAAATTTAGAGGAGCCTCCAGCATAAAGAGCCATAGGAATAGCAACTCCTAATAGTGCTCCAAATGCGGTATTTGCTAAAATATCGGTAATACTAGTGATACATTTTTCAGTATAACGTATACCTATATCTGCAAAAAAGTATGTTAATAACCCACCAAATGCCCAGAAATTTACGTCTTTGTTTATGAACATGGGTAGACATATGTACATTATAGTAAAGGCTAAAACAAAAATACTGAATCCCGCATTTCCATATTGACTATATTTAATAGCACTACAAATAGTCCCATCAGCCAATGACGCCTGAGCGTTTGACACCCATAGGACAAACTCTCGTATCAACACGACTGCTAATAGAAATCCTATGTATATAAAACCTTTGAAGTTTTGAAAAATAAAAGACATGCTTAACCCACCTAATGCTACTATTATTGGTGAGTAAAAGGTAAGAAATATGATCAAATTCATAGGTTTAATAAAGTTGAGGGGAGTATTTGCAACTCCACCTACTGCTCCCATATTTGGTTCTTGCATATATAATAATAACCTATATTTTATTATTATACATTTTTCTTTCCGATTGACAGAATAATTACTTGAATATTAATTCAAATACTTGGTCTATATTCTTAACTGAATTAAAAATGATATCTTTCAGTAAATCTGTACCCTTATATTTTTCTATAAATGTTTCATAATCCTTCTTATTTTCTTCTGGATAAATAAAACTAGTAACCCCTGCTTTTATACCACCCAAAAATTTCAAATCAAGTCCACCTATTTCTGTTATATTGCCATCTAAGGATATCTCTCCTGTCATAGCAAAATGATGATTGATTAATTTGTTGTTCAATAAACTATACAGGACTGAAGTAATAGCGCCTCCGGCCGATGGACCATCTTTGGGTACTGCTCCTTCCGGGCAGTGAATATGTATGCCGTACTTTTGGTCGTTATTGTATTTCTCTCTTATTTCACTTTGAACGTTTGAATTTGTTAAAGACCAAGCCAATGTTAGTGAAACATTCATCGATTCTTTCATTACATCGCCTTGCATACCAGTTAATTTTAAATCCAAAAATTTATCACATGGAAAAAATTTAACTTGTATCGGTATTACACCGCCTTTTCCCATTGCATTAGCCCATAGTCCGTTTATGATTCCCACAGAGCTTTCAGTTGGGACCTTTTTGTTTTTAATTTCATGTTTATCTTTGAAATATTTGGTTTTTATATCCGTAATCGTAATGTTTATAGGATATTCATAATCATAATTTTTATTTTTCAATATATCTATATTTATTTCTCCGACGATTTCAAATAATATCTCCTTGAGTTTTCTAACACCCGCTTCTGAAGTATAATCCTCAATGATGAATTTAATTACTTCATCGCTCATATGAATCATATCACACAATCCCATTTTTTTATACACTTCCGGTAACATATGGGACTTTGATATTACTAATTTATCTTCCAATGATAGATTGCTGAATTTTATCCTATGTATTCTATCCAACAAAATCTTATCTATTGATTCAACATCATTATAAGAGAGAATAAATAGTGCCTTTGATAAATCCAAATCAATACCCGAAAAATATTTATCTTGGAAACTATCATTTTGGGTTGGGTCTAATAAATGTGTTAAAATACCCACTATTTCTCGTCCGTGTTCTGTTTTACTTATTTTATCTAATTCATCTATAAAAATAATGGGATTCATGCACTTTTTATCTATCAATATTTGAACGATTGATCCCCAAGTAGATCCAACATATGTGTAATTGTGACCATGTAATGTGCTGCCATTACTATCTCCTCCCATGGCAATCATTGCAAAGGGTCTACTATTTCCATGTTCGTCTTTCAAACAATTAGATAATCCTCTTTTTGCCAGTGAGGTTTTACCGACACCTGGTGGACCTTCGAATCCAAAACAATACCCATCTTGTTCACCATTTATCCATTGACCAATTATTCGTTCTATTTGTTTTTTGGCTTTATCGTGACCATAAACCGCGTCATCTAACGTACTTTTAACATTATGTATGTATGTAGTGATTTCATTAAAGTTATTTTCGATTTGGGTTATTTTCTCTGTTTTTTCGGTAATATGTTTATCTACGGGTATTTTTGAATTAGTATTAGTATTAGTATTGGTATTGGTATTGGTATTGGAAACAATTACTTGGTCAGTGGGTTTGGAAATAATATTTGTGTGCAAACATAACTTATTTAATAACGGAATCACTTGTTTATATTTTGTATTACATGTGTCTATAAATTCTGAAATGGATGTTTGTAGTACAGCTTTGGATTTACCAGAATGTGATATTTTATGCAGCTCATTAATTTTCATAGTAGTCACAATATTATTTATTTTCATTATATTGGATAGCAGACCATTTTTATCCGTTTTAGTTAAATATGTTTTAATAGCTTTCATATATGTTTCGTCGTAGATATTTGATTGGTCAGTGGTTTGATTAGTGGTTTGATTAGTGGTTTGATTGTTGTCGAATTGATTCTTTATTTGATTCATGTGTTTTGCGATTTCAATGCTAGTATATCTTGGTTTTTCTGGTATTATCAATGTATCCACATCTACCATTTTTTTCAATTCATTAAAATGTTGTCTATTTTCATCCATCAAATTCATGACAGGTTCTTTTATATAACTACTAAATGGTATTTTTAATAAGCCGTCTAAATACTGACGTGCTTTTGATCCAGAATCTTCCGATTTCGCCTTTACTTCCTTCAATTTTATCATGGCTTTTTCTTTTACGCTATCTGATGCTTTCAATAAACAAATTTGTTGTTCTAGTGGTATTTTATTAATGTCAAAATTGGACAAGTCGTTTGTGTATTGGATCGTTTTTTTCATGGCTTCTCTAAAACATTGTTTAATAGTCCAAGGAAAACTATCAAAAAGTATAATTTGTTCTTGTGTATCTATGACCCCATTTACATCATTTGAAAGAATATCATACAATAAATAAGCCATATATTTATTGTCGTAATTGTCAGAATTTATCAATAATTGAATTAACATGTTTCGTTTTAAAAATAAATCGGATGTGATGAAATCCTTTACCACTTGCGATAATATTTTCTGTTTTAATATTTTATGCTGTGTTAGATACCCGTTAAATTTATTATATATTTCATTATATGTATTTATCAAATAATCTTTTAACGTTAATGATTCGCAATATTTGTCAAATACTTCATTGTTCATCTCAATATTCATCTCGTTAATTTTTGGCATATTATCTTTTATCAACCTTTTCTTCGCATTTATATACTTATTATTTAAAAAACTAATTATAATATCATCCACTATACCATAAATGATCAAATTTGTTTTCAAATTTCCGCCAGATATGTATATTTTTACACCATATACTTTCATATGAAATTGTTTTGAATGCAATGATATGTCATTACAATCCATATTTTTCATTTTATCTGATACAAAATCGTCAATAAATGTTGTTAGCTTTTGTTTCATATCGGTGGTTGTTTCATTGTCTGTTTTTTTTAATGTGGCGATTTTATAACTAGTTGGATGGAAATACTTTTTCAATAAATTAAATTTTGCAAGTTCTTCTTCGTTTGTTATTATTGAACTGCTATTACCGAAACAAATGAGCAATAAATCTTCCAATGACTCGGTACCATACACTTTTAATAAACTAGACAACTCATTATTTATTGTTTGAAGATTATTTATTACCAAATCTGTGGTAATAATATTCATATTTTCTACCAATTTTTTTATCTTATCGCTCAATGTATTCAATGTATTTATACAAGTATTTACATCGTTTGTTCCTAAAATATCGAGCATTTTATTCTTTTGAACGTGTATAATTGTTTTTTGTATGACATCTTGGAAAAAATCTAACTTCTTTTCGACTAGATTCACTACATCGGATGCATGATGTATGTGTTTATCATCTGTTTTTGCTTCTGTTTTTGCGTCTATTTTTACGTTATTTTTTGCATTATTTTTTGCATTATTTTTTGCATCGATTTTTTCATTCATTTTATATCTCTACATATATATAAATTTTTTATTTTTTACGGCGTTTTTGATCCATTATCTAGATTAAAGATATATTGTATATTATAATTTTGTTATTGTAATGTAATGCATGTACGAATAATGTATTTACAAACATAATAAAAACAAAACACGTAATTTACTATATAACAACTATAAAATGGGCATTCCTAGTTATTTTTCTTATATAGTTAAAAATCACATCAATATTATTCGTAAATTGGTTAAAAAAACAATGACCATTAACAATCTATATATGGATTGCAATTCTATCATTTACGACGCAATTCGTAGCATTGATTTTAGTAGTTCAACTGAAACGGCAAATAAGGATATTATTAAAAAAGTCATCGTTAAAATTGAAGAATATATTTCACTTATCTCTCCCGATAATACTATTTTCATTGCGTTTGATGGTGTAGCTCCTGTTGCAAAATTGGAGCAACAAAGGACGCGTAGATATAAATCTTGGTATCAAAATGAGATTTCAAAATCTATCCTAAAAAAATCGAATAGTAATTGGGATACAACTGCTATTACCCCTGGGACTGAATTCATGATTGATTTAAATAAGACCATTCACGAATATTTTTATGGAGTATCAGCTAAAAAGAAATATAGTGTTCAGAATATTATTATTTCTACCAGTGACGAACCAGGTGAGGGAGAGCATAAAATTTTCGATTACATTCGGTGTAATCCTGCTATGCATAATGATGCTACAAGTGTTATTTATGGATTAGACGCGGATTTAATTATGTTATCTATTAATCATTTACCTATTAGTAAAAATATTTATTTGTTCAGAGAGACGCCGGAATTCATTAAATCTATTGATAGCTCACTTGAACCCAATGAAACATATTTGATGGATATTCCATTATTGGCAAATATTATTACGCTTGATATGAATAACGGAGTAGAACTTACAACTGAACAGCATAAGAACCGCATATATGATTATATATTTTTGTGTTTCTTTTTAGGGAATGATTTTATGCCGCATTTTCCCGCGATTAATATTCGTAGCGGTGGTGTTGATAAAATGCTCAATGCCTACAAGGCGACTATTGGTGGTACAAAGGAAAATTTAACGGATGGTAAACAGATTTATTGGAAAAATGTTCGGAAAATGGTGGTGTTTTTGGCGGATTTAGAGGAGGAATACATAAAGGGGGAGATGAAATTGCGTGATAAGCGCGAAAAATTCAATTATCCGACTGATACTCCTGAACAAAAATATATGAAATTCGAAGCCATTCCAAATTATGAGCGCGAGTTGGAAAAATATATTAACCCATTTAAACCGCAGTGGCAAGCGAGATATTATAAATGTTTATTGAAGGTGGATATGGACGATGAACGATGTAAGCAGATTTCTATCAATTATCTTCAAGGGTTGGAATGGACTATGAAATATTATACGACTGGTTGTCCTGATTGGAGATGGTGTTATCATTATAATTACCCGCCGTTATTACAAGATTTGGTAAAATGTATTCCGTATTTTGACACGACATTTATTAAAGAAAATACATATAAAGCGGTTTCACCTATGGTACAATTGAGTTATGTTCTTCCTAGACAAAGTTTGCGTTTTTTACCTGCGCCGTTATATAAAAAGTTGACCAGTGAATATGCGCATTGGTATCCGACGGATTGTGAGTTTGTTTGGGCTTATTCTAAATATTTTTGGGAATCGCATGTTGAATTACCTGAATTGGATATTAGTGAGGTAGAAGCGGTTGTGGAGGAAAACGGATATACTATGAAGTGGCGAAGCGAATAGAAGTTTTCTGATTATACTCCGTAGTCATGCAAAGCATTGTCGAAGGAGTATGATTTCTGTTGTGTAAAATTTGCTACGGATAGTAGTGTGTCTACGTTTTCCTCCAATAAGTTTAGGAACATAATAATATAGTGTAATTTATACTATACTATATTATATTATATTATTATATTATTATATAAATATGTCAAAAATGCGCAAAGGAAAATCGCAGAAACGAAGACAGAGAGTTATGCATAGAAAGAGCTATAAACAGCGCGGAGGACGACGCACTAAAGCAGAAATTGTAGCTGCAATTAAACAAGCAATCACTTCTTTAACAGCTTCTTCTAATACAGCAGGGAGAGGGGCAGTTGTGGTGACATCCGCAGCAATAATGTTGCATGTATTGTATAATCTTTACAATCTTCGATTACCGGAAGCAGTATTACAAACTATGTTGGCTGGAGCAGACGTTGCCGGAGGAGTTGGTACCTTTTTGAGTTCACTTTCAAACATAGCAGACATAGGATTAAGAGCGCCTTTAGCCGTCGCAACCTCTTATGGTATGTATGGATTAGGTATGTTGCTCGACGGAGCAAGAAGTATTACTGGTCCGGCTATATGCGGTTTTGCAGCGGGAGTAGGAGCAGCAACAGCATTAGCAGCAACAGCATTATATAATGTTGGAAATATATCCATCAACAATCAACCATTGGATATAAGTAATGATTATATGATCAATAGTATAGCTACTTTAATATCACGTATTTTTCCAGAGGAAGAGGAAGAGGAAGCCGAGGGGAGAATGGTTGTATATGAATCAAATGATGCATTATATGAACGATTGAATAACCAATTGGGGAGCATGAGTGATTCTGTTGCTTCATTTAGTGCTAGATCATGTGGTGGTGGTAGCAGTAGTAGTAGCAGTAGCAGTAGCAGTAGCAGTAGCAGTAGTAGCAGAGGTAGACGTGTTATGGGCAATAGACCTGCAGCTGGAGCAGGGAATGATATATATGATGACGATACTCGAGATTCAAAAAGAGGGAGAGTTGAATCTGATAATGATTCTGGAGATGATTCTGATTCTGATTCTCCTGAAATAAAAAGAGCGAAGGTTGCAGTTCTACAACATATAGATGCTGTAATGAATGCTGTTGAGAATGAAATAATAGACCTTGCTCCTATAGCAGACAGATCTAGAATACAAAATATGCAAGATTTGCTTCAATCAAGACTCCTTGGTACCCGAACAACATTTGTTACACCTGAATCTACACAGGAAAATGCAGGGTACTACAGCGAGGGAGATGAGGGGGCTGGGACTAATTTATTTCCTCCATATGCTGCTCCTGCTGCTGCAATGGATTCGTCTTCAGACGAAGACGAAACAAAGGCACCTGAGGATCTAGACAATTTAAGACAACATAAAGGAGGAAAACGAAATCGTTCCACAAGAAAAAGAATGAGAAATAAACGTGCTTCTAAACGCAAATCGAAACGAATGAATAAAAAGAGGCGTGGTAGCAGATCAAAGCGCCATCATTAAAGTTCTAGAATTTTCCTCCATCGCGTATTATTATGTAAAATAAATAACTCCTATAAATGTACCAAGTATAATATGTCTGTTACAAAACAAGTCATTAGTAATTTTGAGAATCGCAATGATTTTTTAAAATTATTGAAATTAAATCCAGGTCTAGTAATAGTAAAATTGGGCGCTTCATGGTGTGGTCCGTGTAAAAAAATAGCACACTTAGTCGACGCATTCTTTGCGTCTTCACCCCCAGACGTCATTTGCGCTGATATAGATGTAGACGATAGCATCGATTTGTATTCTTATTTGAAAACAAAACGAATGGTAAATGGCATACCTGTTATATTGATGTATAAACGAGGGAATGTGTCTTTTATCCCGGATGATAGTGTAACAGGAGCTGATCCTGGAGCATTAGATGCCTTTTTCAAACGTTGTGGTATTCAACTAATAAAAATCCAAAAAGCTTATGCCAATGTTCCTTCTCTCTTGAATAATATTATAGTACCCAAATGATTTAGATGTATAGTATGGTTAATAGTTATATTCTCCGACATATAATATGAATTCTGGTTGTGAGTGTCAAAATAATATTATTTGCCCCGATTGTTTGAATAATCCTGAATACATGATAAATGTGTATAATGATAAAATGAAAAATTATATTACTGAAATACCAAATTCACATTATATGTTAGAAATTACAAAAAATTGTGGTTATAGTGCATTTTTGACGATCAAAAAAGATAGACCATTGTCCAAATTATTTCAAAAAATTAGTACCACCTGTCATGTGCCTGTAAATAGTTTATATGTTTATAGCAGTGTTGATCCTACAAATAAAATGATCATTCCATATGATGCGAATATTTCATTACGGCAATATATTTGTTCAAATGTGTCGCATTTTAGGCCCATATATCCGGTTCATTTACCCGTTGTGTATAAAATATATTATGACGATGGATACTATCATAATCATCAGCATAATCATATTCATAGTCATAGTCATAGTCATAGTATGGTTGTGGATACATAGTCAAAGTTTATGAATTAATTTGTTTTTGTTTTACTTACAAATAAAGAAATAAAGATGTCATAATATAACATATAACTAGTATATTATGAGTAAAAAGGTGGAAAAGGTTGATTTGAACATTGACAATTATCAATTAGATGACGTATTAAATTTATTTAGAATTCCTGTTGATTTCAATGAAACGGATCTAAAAAGGGCAAAACAAATAGTATTAAAAACGCATCCAGATAAATCCAATCTGGATCCCGAATATTTTCGATTCTATTCAAAAGCTTATAAAATGTTATATACTATTTGGGAGTTTAGAAAACGCGGTGACATAGATAATGACAATAAAAACACGGAATATTCAAATGATATTGCAGATGAAGAAAAAAAAGTGTTGTTAGATAAATTCTTCGAAACTAATTCGAAACTCAAGAGCGATAAATCCAAGGATTTCAATAGATGGTTCAATGAACAATTTGACAAAAATAAATTATATAATGAAGGAGAACAAAAAGGGTATGAAAATTGGTTACGATCAGATGAAGACATGGATACAACTTCTGCAAATGTGACGATGTCTACCATGGCACAAGAATTTGATAAGAAGAAATCTCAAATGAGATCTCTTATCGTGAGAGAAGAAGTAATGGATTTTTCTAGTCGAGGTATGAATGGATGCGATTTATCTACTGACGCTCCAGGGTCGTTTAACTCCGATATGTTTAGTAGTTTACCATATCAAGATTTGCATCAGGCTCATACTGAATCAGTTATTCCTGTTACCGATGAAGATTACGAAAACAAACAGAAGTTTAATAATGTGAATGAATTTGTTAGTTATAGGAACACACAGGACACGAAGCCTTTATCGGAAATGCAGGCATTAGAGTATTTGAATAATCGAAATAAAAAGGACGACGAAATGGCGACAAGTCGTGCATACCAATTGGCGAAACAAACGGAGCTAGCAAAGCAGAAAAATAATGAGTTTTGGAGTGGACTTATGCTATTACATAATAAATAAAAATTCGTTGCGAGCCGTAGGCGAGCGATAGAACTCATTCGTAGTTCTGGTTGATCAGAGATTATGTGATTATTTATTTACCACAAAGAAAAGAAAATATATAACGATATTATATATGTTCAAAATAAAAAATGCAACGAATCTAATATTACTCATAGTTCTTTTAGCTGCCATAGTATTTTTATACAATCGTTATTCAGACAAATTGGAGAGAGAAAATGATACTGAGAATTATGGTGCTATCCATAAATATTTATTAACAGACCCCTCTTTAGTCGATAGTAAAAACAAGAAACCAATTATTTGGATTCCTATAAAATATGAATACAATTCTCGTGATTGGTTGAGTTTTGGGTCCCGTAGTTCAACTAATTTAAATCAACCTTACATGTATTTAACTGTTAGAAGTATTATTAATCAATGCGAAGATTCGTTTCATATATGTCTCATAGACGATTCTTCTTTTGAAAAATTGTTACCTAATTGGTCTATAAATATGAAGACTATATCTAGTCCTGTTTTAGATTATATTAGACAATTAGGAATGGCAAAAATATTGCACATGTATGGTGGTATTATATGTCCTCCGTCGTTCCTCTGTATGCAGAATTTATCGGAGATGTACAGAATTGGAACGGCGAATCATAAGATGTTTATATGTGAGAATATTGACCGAAATATCACTTCTACTACCAAAGAGTTTTATCCTGATGTTCGATTCATGGGCGCGCAAAAAGAAAACCATATGGTAGAACAACTCATCGCTTTTATGGAACGCACCATTTCTTCTGATTATACCTCTCAAGCGGAGTTTTTAGGAGAGATTAATAGATGGACCGAAGCGCGCGTAAGAAAACAAAAAATCAATTTGATAGAAGGGAAAATGATTGGTGTTAAAACGATGGATGATACGCCTATACTGATTGATCATTTATTGTCAAATCAGTATATCGATTTGTACCCTAAAACATATGGTATTTATATTCCCGCGGATGAAATATTGAATCGTCGTCATTACGAATGGTTTGCTCGTTTGTCACCCAAACAAGTACTAGAGTCGAAGGTCATCATTAGTAAATACATATTGTTGGCGAGTACACCTGATTCCAAAATGGGTGTGATTGAGCCCATGAAGGCAAAAGGTAAGGCATTTATTAGAGAGAATGTTGGATATTGGAAAACGGACTTAGATGCACCTGTGTGGGGATTGCGCCCTCTTATGACGAACGATAAGGCTCATCCATTAGCGAAGGAACCTCATTTCAACGGATAATTTTTTTGTTGTTTTGTCGTTTGTTTTTTCAAATATATTATAATTTTTTTATAGTTATAATATATAATGGCTAGAAGTAGAAGTAGAAGTAAGAGGGTGACTAGAAGTAGAAGTAAACGTAGTAGAAAGGTAACACATTCTGGAAATAAGACGAGACGTGCTCGTAAACACATGAAAGGGGGATGTGCGCAATGCTTTGCATCTATGTAAGAAAACGCAGTTGCCGAAGGCAAGTCGAAGGCAAGTCGAAGTTTTCGGATTAAGCTCCGTAACGTTAGTGAAGGAGCTTGTAATAAATTATGGGTTTATAACGCTACGTTATACCCCTATATGTATATGTAATATACTATTTCGTATGTGGATTTATCGTATTTTATTTGCGACGTATATGTAATTTGATTATATTTACATATTTGTCGTATAATAGTAGTAAACGAATTATATGTTAATTTACGATCTAAATATTTATACTTAGACGTGTGGTAACATTGTTTACAATTTTCTAAAAATGTAGCAATAACCCCATTAAATATACCTTTTTTATACGAAGCGTGATTGAACACGTAATGTTTTTCATTTTTACTAGATGTGTCATCTAATAATGAAAAAAACAACTCCGTTGGTATATTTTTTTTAAATATCTGTGCAGACATCCCCCTTTATATAGTAGTATATTAAAACATGAAACACTAAAACATCTTTCGTAAATGAGGAATGTATTTTTGAGGGGTTTGTCTAGATATTTGCATAAATCTAGGATATAATAATATTGGTGTTGGGGGTTTTATTTGTATTTGCTGCGAGCCGTAGCCGGAGGCAGTAGAAGGACTTTGTATAGGATCCATTTTTATTTGTTGTATTTGGATATCTAGTGTGTTTTTTTCTTCTAAAGAAACTTCTATAGATTCTTTTACTTCGGTATCTTTTGGAGGAACAGGTCTAGGTATCTGTTTCAGGTATTTTTCTATAAAAAGTTTTTCTAAACTTTCTATAGTAATCAATTCATCCCACGATACGGAATCTATCTCAGTAATTGTCAATGTAATAGGTTCTTTTACAAATTCTGTCATGTATAATTTATTATAACATAAAAATGTCAGGAATTTGCTGCCATCTATAGGAGTTCATATATTTTGTATGAGATTATTTGTGAATAGTGCTAATTCAATTTCATCTTCATGAATATTATGAAATATGGTAATATATTTACATATAAAAGGAATAATTTTGTATTTTTCATCTTCATTTAACATTGGAGTAATTTTAACAAATAAAAAATAATTATCTAAAATATCCATAACAGAATACCCTTTATCATAAACAGAAATCATTAATTTAATGGCTTCATTTAAATTTTTATTTTTTAGATATTCAGTATATATTTGAAAAGTAGAAAAACTGATATTCGTACATACATTTACAGCAAGATCGTATGTAATCTCTCTATTCAAAAGTTTGAATTTTTCCATATAATTAATTAAAATTTTGGCAGTATTATTGCAAATATCAAGTATGAATTTTTCAGTGTCTTTATGAATAACAATATTTTCATTTGTTTTAATTTTTGTAATAATTTTTGTAAGATGTTCTCTTTGGAGTGGTTTAATTCTTATGATAGTAAAGCGTGATTGTAAACTTTCTATTACCTTTTGAATATTGCTACAAGAAGAAATAAAATGTACGTTATGACTATATTTATCTATGCTATTCCGAAATACTTGCTGACTTTGTTCATTGATTAAATCTAGATCATCCAAAACAACAAACTTTTTTTTACCTTTAACAGAAGATGTTGTTTGACAAAATGTTTTTACATCATTGCGATAATAATTAATACCTTGTTCTTTTAGATTATTAATATGAAGAATATTGTCATCGTATGATTTATTGGATGCTTGCTTAGTTGATTCTTTAGTTAATTCTTTAGTTGATTCTTTATAATATTCGCGTATAAGTGCATTCAGTAAAGACGTTTTGCCGCAACCCATATCTCCTATTAATAAAATATTTAGATTATTCATTTCAATTAGTGTATTTAAAATAGTCACTATTTCTTCATCGATTTCAAAATCTTTAAAAAAAAGAGGTTGATATTTATTTATAAATAAATTATAATCCATGAATAATAATAATAATATATTATTCGTAAATAAGTATTTAAGTTTATCTGTATTATTAATATTAAATGTCGGAAGATAATCATTATAAGATATTAGACGTACCAGAGACTGCAAGCACAGATGATATTAAAAAGGCATATAGGAAGCTTTCTCTCAAATATCATCCAGATAAAAATCCTGGAAAACCTGAAGTTGTTGATACATTTCATAAAATAAACAATGCATATGAGGTGTTGGGAGATCCGGCTAAAAAAAATGAATATGATATGATGCGAAAAAATCCTTTTGGTAATATGATGGGAGGAGGAGGCGGTCCTGTCCCTGGACAGGGAGGTCCTAATATGGAAGATATATTAGCTAGCATGTTTTTTGGCGGTATGCCTGGAATGCCTGGCATGCAAGGTATGCCTGGAAATATACATATGATGCATGGTATGCCTGGTATGCCTGGTATGTTTCCACCCGGCGCTAATTTTCAAATATTTAGAAATGGAGTACCTGTAAATATACAACAAATACAGAAACCTGAACCAATAAACAAAATTATTCCTATTAATATGGAAATGGTATTGAATGGTGGATCTATTCCTGTAGAAATTGAAAGATGGATAATTAAGAATGGAAACAAGGTGACTGAAACGCAAACTATTTATGTTAATATTATGAAAGGAATAGACAACAATGAAATGATGATGTTAGAAAATCAAGGACATGTTGTTAATGAACAATGTAAAGGCGATATTAAAATATTTATTCGGGTTGAAAATGATACCGGATTTCAGAGAAGAGGGTTAGATTTAATCATTGAAAAGAAAATTTCTCTCAAGGAAGCCTTATGTGGTTTCTCATTTGATTTAAAATATATCAATGGGAAGGCATATACGATCAATAATCAGAGCGGTAATATTATTCCATTTGGACATCAAAAAGTAATAGCAAACATGGGATTAACGAGAGATGGACATACTGGAAATATGATTATCGTATTCCAAATCGAGTTGCCTCTAACTCTTACTCCTGAACAAATTATTATTTTAACAAATGTTTTGTAGGAGCGGTAACAAATAATATATATTTAGAAAAAAATAACTTAAAGGCATAATAATTATATATTATGGGGGGTGGGTGCAAGGGTCAGGGTAGGTGGATAGGGTTGCGAAAATGAGTAGTCGACTGAACTCCTTATTAGGAGTTTATAGCATCTGTTTGGTGAAATCCCAGATGAGTTTCGTTATCAGGCGAAACATAAAGATAGTCAATGATGATTATGAGACTATCTTTATATTAGATGAAAATGGGTAGGTTTAGAGCATAGGATTGGAGCATGGATAAAGAATGGATAAAGCATAGAATGGGTAGCATAGTGTATCATAGAATAGATAGGGTGAACGATGATTATATTGTGTACATAATGATGTAAAGTAAATGTATAATACAATATAAATTTTATTATTAAAATAATAATACATGGTCACTTAGGAAAATCGCATCTGCTCCAGTAGCTCAGTGGTTAGAGCATGTCACTTGTAATGACAAGGCCGCCAGTTCAATTCTGGTCTGGAGCTTAAAATATTTTATATGTTAAATATAAAATACTTTTTTGATAAATAATCATATAATAAAAATAATAAAATATAATCTCGCGTCATATACAAATGGCAGGAAGAAGTCGTGTTATGCGAAATATTCAATCATATGTAAATCATAGTGATTCGAATTCTGGTTTAGGACCGCTTAAGGCAGGTACAGGAAATAGAGTTGGAATTACAAATTATTTATGGTATAATATCCAAACGCAAGCGAAAAAAGGACCTCTTGATTTTGTCAATACAAACGATTATTATCAAACACTTCAATGGCAAAGATATGGTAATCTGAGACCTTCATTTAGACCTAGTCCTCGTCTCTCAAAGTATAAATATTATAGTCCTTATTGATATCATACCAATGTATAAATATAATACGTTGGTATGATTTATGGTAAGCTCCTTCGGCTCGCAGCATAATGATTTACGAAATCTTTCTTGTAGGAATATCGGATGAAACCAAATAGATAGAATTCTCAGTAATAATGATAAACTCCGTCCCACTTTTGTAAAATTTAACTATACCACTGGTGTATTCATCTTCCGACTTTACCAACAACTTTTCTCCATTTTCTTTCACACCAATAAGTGCTTTTTTATCCAATGATGCGGACCAATAATCCAACATGATTGGTTTATCTTCAACTATTCCTAATTTAACTGCATGCTTTAGGGTAATATCACTAGGTAGTCTGTAATTTGCTTCGGTAGAAGCGGTAGAGCTAGAGGAGGAGGAAGAGGAAGTAGTCTTTTGTTCGTCCGACATTTATATTATAAAAATTTGTAAAAGTCTTTATATTCTAATTAATATAATTTAATATATTTCGATGAAAATATTATATGCAAAAAATATAAAATACAAATATATTAACAATATAAATGAGTTTATCTGCCCCACAAACTAATTTTCGATATTCTTTACACAATACCGAAAATTATAAAACTTCTATGCAATATTCTGCTAGTGAAATACTAAATAAGTATAATTTATTAATAATAGAATATTTGAATTTTATTATAGAAAGCATAAATGTAAAGAATAATGCCTATAATAAATTTGTAATATTGAGAGGATTAAAAACCATTACGCATGTATTTAATATTATATTGTATTACACTAAAAATTTAGATGTAGCATATTATCATAGTCAAAAATCGTTTTATTTTTATATAGAATTTATCGGTCAAATATCAGAAGATCAACATACCTTTTTGCAGTTAAACTCGAGAGATGCTATGATGTTTGTATATAAAAAAACAATATATGAAATAAATAATGAAATCAAAAAACAACTAGTTTATCCAACTGCGGATGTAAGTGTAAAATTAGACACATTAAATATGAATATAACCATATTAACAAAAATAATTAGTTATATGGTTAATGGGTTTGATTTTTTAAAGGAGAATAAAAAAGATTCATTTAAATTATTCATAAAAAAAATAGAAAAAATATGCGAGAAATTAAACAATGAAAAAATAAATAATGATGCGTATCACCTCATATATAAATTTACTGATACGATTTGTAATAATGACAGATATAACGCATTAGAATACTCCACTAGCGTTCCGTATTCTGGGTCTGCAACTACGCCTTGCTACGCAATGGCTCCGTTGCATCTACTAGAAAAGCATTTGGATATTATAGAATTGTTTATAAAAAAATATAGTAAAAGTAAAATGAATAGCGTTGCTGATGCCAAAATAAATAATAACTTGATTGATTTGCATTTTACATTACATTTGGAAGATTGTACAGATAAATTTATTAGTTGGATATTTACATAATTTCGGCTATTTTGTCTTCGATAATATTCATGAAAATCGTTTTGCGACGTATTTTCTTTTTTTTATCCTTTACTATCGTGTTTTCAGGAGTAATAATTTTTTGCCCAATTTTATAAAATTCTGCCACCAATAATACTTTAAGAAATTCGTAAATAGAATACAACACATTCTCATCACACATTCCCACTATTAGGATACTACCTGTTCTAAAAATCATGAATGAAACGGTTACTATGTTTTTGTAAAGAGATCTATTTTCTTCTGAAATTTGGGATCCCGTTTGAACGCTCATTGCCGGGTTATAATAAAACTTACATTGAATTCCAGGGTATGAGCATGGGTCATATATGCATTGAATATTATATTTGAATTTTAATATATCAAATAGGAGTTCCCGGTTTATATAAAACCCGCAATTGAAGTTGGAATTAATAAGAACTGTATCACTAATTTGTTTATATCCCAATTTTTCTTCTAGGAAAGGTTGTATCGTCTGCACGATATTCAATAAGACTTGTTCAAATATATAATCGGTTTGTATGCCAGGTATCTCTAACTTCCCTGTATTAAATACTTTGATATGAAATTCTTTAAATATATTATTAATTTTAATACGCAAAATCATAACAAAACAATTGTAAAACGCGCTCTTTCTTTTGCACCTGTAACTCATAATGTCTTTTTTTGAAATTCCAATACTAATCTTTCTAATATCCTTAAATTTTATTCTACCATTTGGATTATTTATACTTGTCATAACTTGTTCGTCACAGCAAATAACCGATTGCAAATTTTCTTGAACGATTGCTAACTCTTCTTGTGTATTAGAGTTAAATTTCATTTGTTTTTTAATAACGCCATTTGCTGGAGTCGAATATGGAATTACTGGTATTTTCCAGAATATTTGCTTCAAATCTATCTCTCTATCTAAATAAGCAATTTTAGATTTAGTTGAAATATAGATGGCATTCGCTTTAGGAGGTTCAACCAGGTTATCTGATAGTAGATTAGGTTCACTTATTGTATTTATAGGAGATAGATCATCTTCGTCGGATGATGCATCATTATAATCAGGTGATATAAATTTTGCCCATTCATTATCAACATCGTTATTTATGGTATTTGCCATAATAATTATTAGAATATATCTTTAAATGTATTTAAAATAATTTATTTCAATTATTTTCTAATAGTATATCATATAATGCTTGCCAGTAAATCTAGCGTCATCCATGAAAGAAGCAATATTATCCCAATCGCACAAACCTCACCTACATCGTCTAAAGAATCACACGATAGGGATAATATATACTGCTTGAAACAAAATTTCTTTGATCCTACCAAGAGTTCTCCTCCAAATGATTTTATGTTGAAGTTGCGTGAGAGAATGCATCTTTACGGCAAAATGGATGCAGTAGGAATAAAAGAAGGGAGACGTGACAGAGCATAATTTATATAATACGAGTTTTTGCTATCCTGATGATGCATAATGTTTTCAATAAATTCTAAAAAGTTTGAGGTAATTATTTGCGGTTTATTACGAATAATATAATTTAAATAATCTTTTATTATATTTTTTTTATCGATATTGTATTTTTTACTTATATCCTGAACAAATTGAATGACTATGCTTAGTTTCTCTCGTTGAGCAAGTTTTAGATATAATTTTTCCCAAACAACATTGTCTATGATGTTAAAATTGGAATCAATAATATTTTGGTTTGATTGAATGAAATTAATCATGCTTCTGATGTCCGATTTATACAATTTTTGTATTTGTTTTATAGAACCTTCTGACATGTTTAGTTTTTCAATGGTTGATATATTTGTTAAAAATTTAATGATTTCGTGTTCAGGTAATTGATTAAATCGGAGTTTTAAGAATTCGTTTTGCAGACCCTCGTCCACTCTGCTAATATAATTACATATTAAACAAAATCGAACACCAATACTATATGTTTGTATTAAATATCGTAATGCTTGTTGTGCGTTCTTTGTCATATAATCAACCTCATCTAATATTACGAATTTCATACCTTTATTAAAGAGCGATTTTGAATTAACAAATTGATTTATTTGGACTCTAATGATATCTATTCCTCTTTCATCTGATGCGTTTAGATGAATAACTAACCCATTATGTACTTGGTCATTTTTTTCTTGATAGGCCTTTACTAAATTGATAATACTGGTAGTTTTACCCGTACCTGGCGGGCCATAGAAAAGGAGATGTGGAAAATAGGAATCATCTATGATATTTTGCATTATTACTTTATTTAAGGGATCTAATACTACGTCTTCGAGTTTAGTGGGACGAAATCGCTCACATAGTGGCACTCCAGCATTGTTTTGGAAGGAAACGTAGGATTGCTTGCAAGCCGATGTTTCCTGACTATAATCCGTAGACATAGTCGAAGGATTATGATTCATTATTATATATTATGATTTTACATATTTAAACCTTTTTTCCCTTTTAGTAAAATATAGTTTAGTAAAACAATTGAAATATATTTGTTTGTAAAATGTAATGGACAACAACAAAAAAACAGACATGTCTACATCAAAAAGCAATATTGGTTATTTGGAAATATTTATTGGCTCGATGTATAGTGGTAAAACATCAAAATTATTGGAAATGTTTAAACAATACACGTTTTGCAATGTTTCTGTAGTGGTTATTAATCACGCAGTTGATATTCGATACCATGATAGTATGCTATCAACACATGATAAAATTATGATTCCGTGTATCCAAACATCCAATATAGCGGATATATGGGTAAATAGTAATTCTATATATTATGAAACTTTACATAATGCGGATGTTATTTTAATTAATGAAGCGCAGTTTTTCAAAGATTTACAATATTGTGTTACTGATATGCTAAAAGAAAAAAAGAAGGTATACATTTCGGGATTAGATGGGGATTTTGAAAGAAAAAAGTTTGGTGAAATATTGGATTTAATACCGATTTGTGATAAGGTTACAAAGTTAACGGCTTTGTGTAGCATTTGTAAGGATGGAACCCCTGGTATATTCTCTCTGCGTTTATCAAAAGAGACTCAACAAATGTTGATTGGTTCTGACAATTACCTTCCTGTTTGTAGAAAATGTTATGAATCGGAGTCTGATATTGATACATTTACTTCTACCACTTCATGTTTTACTAGTGAACTTCATTTATCACCTAATCCTTAAATATATATTAAAACAATTTAAATTAAAAGTGTTTAAATCTAAATATAAGTAAACATGAACAATGTGGTTGGATCTGAAATTAATAATATTATTAAACCGAAAAGAGGGCGTAGGACGAAAAAAGAAATAGATGCCGCTGTTAGTGTGGAACCTGTTATAACTATTTTTTCTCCTGTTCCTGTTCCTATTGATGTTCCTATTGATGTTCCTGTTCCTGTTCCTGTTCCTGTTCCAGACCCGGTTCCAGTTTCAGTAGTTTCGACTCCACCAATTGAAGGTATTGATAATATACTAGAAAATGTTAAAAAAGGAAAGGTTGTAAAACCCAAGGTTGTAAAGGAAAAGGCTGTTGTAAAGGAAAAGGTGGTTGTAAAAGAAAAGGCTGTTGTAAAGGAAAAGGCTGTTGTAAAAGAAAAGCCTGTTGTAAAGGAAAAGGCGGTTGTAAAGGAAAAGGCGGTTGTAAAGGAAAAGGCGGTTGTAAAGGAAAAGGTGAATAAATCAACAAAAGACAATATCGAATTTACCATTTGTAATAAAATTATAAGCAGTGAAACAACGGATGAAATTTTGAAACTAAATGACATTAATAATCCATTGTCTAATCAACTGAATAATCCATTAGGCTTAGATGAAATAGCAGATGAAAACAATATTATTAAACCAGGTGCAAAAAAACGCGGGAGAAAACCAAAGGGAGGAAAGATAATTATACAAAATGCAAATATCGTCCCACAAAAAGAAGCAAAACCTAATATTATTTTACATTTAAAGTGTTCCATAAAAGATCTTCAAAATAACTCTGAATATAATTCCAGTTTTAATAATACAAGCATAGAATCGTTTAATTTTAATGCCTCTAAAAGTGAATTGACATATGAAGTCATTAATAACCCTGAACATACCTATTCTACTGATATGAATATTATTTATAATGAACCGCAAAATAAGGCAAGCGCAGTAGGTGTTGAAGATTCGTATGAAACTGAAGATAATTGTGAAACAAAGGATTTATGGCGTAAACTTAAAATTCTAGAACACAATTTACATATTAATAATATATCTGATAAAAAATCAGCATGTTTCTGGTGCTCACATGATTTCGATAATCCACCCATTTATATTCCAAAACATTTCATTCGTGATTCATATCATGTGTACGGCTGTTTTTGTAGTCCTGAGTGTGCTACTGCACATTTAATGGAAGAAAACATTGATAGTTCAGTTAAATTTGAACGATATCATCTAATCAATCATATTTATTCAAAGATTTACGAATATAAGAAAAATATTAAACCCGCACCAAACCCACACTATATGCTTGAGAAATATTATGGAAATTTAACTATTCAAGAGTATAGAACACTTCTAAGAAGTGAAAGATTATTTTTAATTGTTGATAAACCTCTCACACGAATTTTACCCGAATTTCATGAAGACAATGATGATTTTATCATTAACAATAAAATTATTCCTTCCAATAATTATCAAGTTAAAAAACGTTTGCAAAAAAAACCGCAATCAAAAAACAATATTTTGAATGAAAATTTTGGTATGGCTTCCACATAATGGCAATTTACCATTTATATAATATTTATTTTATGTAAATAAATATTATTATCGACTGATATAGTAAGTATGTTCGAGGGTATATTTGATGATAACGATAAACCAAAATCAAAGTCCGCTTCTGTAAAATTGAAATCTGCTTCTGCATCTGCAAATATTTTATCCCCATTAAAAACGGAAGATATCGACGTTGTTGCCGAAATTGAAGAAGAAGAAAAATATATACATGAAATGTCTACCCCTCCGTCAATTATTACTATTTTGATTATTTCACATGGACTAGATTTACCCCATGATTCATTTAATGATAATAATGTTAGAATGATAAGTTTTGCAGGAAGATCTGGTTCAGTTTATTATGCTAATCCACATACACTAGCAGATATAAATGATATTTTCAAGGCTCAAAATATAGCATATAATAAACAACTTCCGTTCAAAGGAAAGAAAAAATTCTTAGAAACATTGTATAATGATATTCCCTATGCTAATAAATGTCGACAAATGCCTAATTTTGCATTTAATGAAGACCATTCGGTAAATGCTTTAAGTACATATGATTTTTTAGATACTAATATGGTAAAAGGAAATATTGCAACTAATTATAGAAGCAATTTGGAGTATAATGCGCATTTGCCTTCAGGAGCACAATCAAAATTGTTTACAGAATATAATAGACCGAATCCTCATCCTAGTTCTATTTATACATATGGAGATGTAACCAGTAAACTAACACACCGATTTCATACTCCAGTTATGAATAAATTATATCAATTTTATGATCAATGTGATGCTACATTTCCTCAAAAAATCCATTTTGGTATTTATATCATGGATATATGCAATTATGATCCTAAAATGTATAATAGTACTATAAATATAGGTGATGAATTGACTTCATCGCGAAAACAATATAATAATGGATTTTTAGAATATAGTAGCGAAAATAACAATGTTACCTTGGAAATGTTAGTTCGTTATTTACATGAACTTGGATTTCCTGTAATAAATATTATAGATGTTGCTTGTAGAAGTTGTAAAGAAATGGATGTTCCTGTGGAAGGTGCATTATTGAGAGAAAGAATGACTGAAAAAGAAGATTTATTGTCAACTTTTATGAATAGAGCACATGGGAGATCTCGCAAAACCAAAAAAAAGAGGATTAGGGTGGGTAGACATAGGTCTAAGTCTAAATCAAAATCTAAATCTAAACGATCTGCTGCGAATCCGTAGACACTGCGCAGTGGCGCAGCATTGTCACTATGAAATGGGTGAGTGATTGAACTCCTTTCTTGCGATGCAATGCGATAGCGATAGCCGAAGGAGTTTGTACGTAGACACGTCCAAATATTAAGATTTTTCTAATGTATTATTTTCTATATCCTTTGCTAATTTCACTTCTTGCTCACTATTATATACACGCATGGAGTCGTCTAATTTTCCTCTAATTTGTTTATAAATTTCTTGATTCACTGATTTTATTTGCGGTGCCTTTTTTTCAGCTATTCCCATAAAATCTTTAATTACTTTTATATGATCATCATTAAAAGCAATTAGTTTTTGTATTACCTGTTCTTCGGTGTAATCAGTTTGACGCATAATCATTTGTATGCGTTCCACATTGTCTGTCTTGCATGTTATAGTTATATTGTCCATACTCTATTATAGTTATATCATAAAATGTTTTTTAAATCGATTTAAACAATAATCAATAATATAATTATCCACAAATGCAAACAAACGATACCTATAGCAAAATTGATATTCAACCACTTTTAAATGATGTAAATGAAGTAGTTAAAAAAGGCGTTAATAAATTATTATATGATTTTACATTACGTCATTTAAATACGGAGTTAGATAAATGTAAATTAGAAATGGAGTTTTATAAAAGTGAATTGACAAATATTAAAGAATTATATGGACTAGATGTCCCTATTCCTACTAAAAAAATAAAGATTACAAATAATGAAAATATTTCTTTAAATATTGAGGAAAAAATGATTGATAGTGTTCAGGATAATTCAGATGCTGGATGTACTTTTGAGAAAATTTTATTACAGGCCGCAGTTTCATCTAAAAATGTGCGAGTAGTTGTAGCGCAAGAGGAGGAGGAGGAGGAAGAAGAGGCGCAAGCTGGTGAAGATGATGAGGAGGCTGATGAGGAGGCTGATGAGGAGGCTGATGAGGAGGAAGAGGAAGATGATGAGGAGGAGGCTGATGATGAGGAAGAGGCGCAAGCTGGTGATGATGATGATGATGAGGAGGAGGCTGATGATGAGGATGATGAGGAAGAGGCGCAAGCTGGTGAGGAGGAGGAGGAGGAGGAAGCGCAAGCTGGTGAGGAGGAGGAAGCGCAAGCTGGTGAGGAGGAGGAGGAGGAGGAAGCGCAAGCTGGTGAGGAGGAGGAAGCGCAATCTGGTGATGAGGAAGAAATAGAAACAGAAAATGAGGAGGAAGAAGATGAGGAGACTGAAGAAGAAGAAGAAGAAGAAGAGGAGGTTTTTGAAATCGAAATAGATGACATTACCTATTTTACTACCGATGAAGAAAATGGTCCTATCTACGAAGTAGACTCTAGCGGAGATCCAGGAAATAAAATCGGATATTTAAAAGATGGAGAGCCTTTTTTCTCAGCGTAATATAAGTAATGTTTGATCTATGTCCTCCAGCATTAATTTATGTCGTTTTTTCTATTACACAAATAATTATAGATACATTTAAGGGCCTATATAACACCGCATTTTTTAAATTTATTGTCATGTGCATGGTTACACTTTTATTAAATGCATTATGTCAATCTGGGATGGGAGTTATATCATGGATAATAGTATTTATTCCATTTATTCTAATGACTGTTATAGTAACCATGTTATTATACATATTTGGTTTAGATGCAGCGTCTGGTTCCATTAATTACAATTGTCAAAATGGAAGTCAAGAAAATGCTAGTACCAAAGCCACTTCCACTATTACATATGTACCAACAACGTCTGACAAAAAAATAATAATAGTAGATACAAATCCATCCATTAGTACAAATGCTCAAACGCAACCCATCCAATCTACACAGCCTTTGCAATCTGATCCATTTGTACATAATCAAGCTACAGCGCCTACTTATTCTAGCTCACCCGAATATGAAAGTTTTATAGGAAACCTGGGTATATCCAAATAACAAATATTACTAAAAACATTTAAACAAACATTACAAAATAACATATAATGAAGTATCCATACATTATATTTTATAGATTAGAAGAATATTCAGACATCGACAATTTTTTCATTTCAAACGATGAAAAACTTAATTGTTCTCTCTTCTTTACAAGCAATAAAGATGATTTAAATAAATTATTTAATTCAAGTTATCAATTATTAGTCACATATGGATCAGATCAAGAAACATATATTGAACAAATTGCACCACTCATCACTGATAGAATGAGAGATAGATGGATTCATTTCGATAAACTCCCTACTATGGAAGTTTTCAATCAGAATGTAAATTATTGTTTTATTCATAATTGTTATCTTGACAGAAAAGTAGTTAGACCAATATTTTCCATATTTTCAAGCACATTTAAATCATATGAAAAAATTCTAAGAGCATACAATAGTTTAAAAGCTCAAACTTTTAAGGATTGGGAATGGGTTATCATGGAAGATTCTGACGACAATGATGAACACTTTCAATATCTCCGTAAAAACCTGATAGATGATTCAAGGATTAGACTATATAGAAGAGGTGAGAATAGTGGTAATATAGGAAATGTCAAAAATGAAGCAGTTTCCTTGTGTAGAGGGTTATATGTATTGGAATTAGATCATGATGATGAAATATTACCAGATGTGTTGGCGGATTCTGTCAAAATATTTGAAGAGCATACCGATATTGGATTTATCTACATGGATTTTATCAATATACATGAAGATGGTCGTAACTTTACTTATGGGGATTTCCTGTGTAAAGGTTATGCATGTTATTATTGTCAAAAATATAATGGTAAATGGGTAAACGTTTACAATACTCCCAATATAAACAACATCACTTTAAGTCACCTTGTATGTTGTCCCAATCATCCTAGAATATGGCGTAAGGAGACGTTACTTAGTATCGGAAATTATAGCGAATTTTTACCAATCTGTGATGACTATGAAATTATTTTGCGAACGGCATTACATACCAAAATAGCCAAAATTCCCAAATTGGGATATGTGCAGTATATGAATGATTCAAACAATAATTTCTCTCTTATACGAAACTCTGAAATAAACAGAATAGGACCTCAATTTATTCAACCCATTTTTTACGATAAATTTCAAATAAATGATAAAATGCGTCAATTAGATGCATATGAAGATGAAAAATATATTGATCATCATAGTAAAATATGGGAAAGATCTGTGGATGATTACCAGCATAATTTTTGCAATTCTGTTCATAACGTTAATTACGACAAGCAATATTGCATTATTGGTATTGATAGTTTAATATACTATATGGATAAAATAAAGGAATTATATGAAGATGATAGAAATGATTTTATTCTGCTCGATAACAAGAGCACTATTGATTATTTATGGTTTAAATTAGATTACTATGGGCTTGATAGGTTTAAATGTTATGCCTTGATAGATTCGTCCGTTGAAGTACTTACAAATTATTTTATGATGATGTATAAATCCTGTGACAATTTTGAAATAATGACGCCATTGGTTAATAAACCGCCATATAATACACCATTTCATGAACGATTTGCCGTTATAAATGCACTCACCAGTCCATCCGATTCTTATCTTGAAATAGGTGTGGAAAATGGGTTTACTTTTAACAATGTGCATTTTGAGAAAAAAGAAGGGGTTGATCCTGATCCAAAATGTGTGGACCAACGCATCATTTCTAAAACGTCGGATGACTATTTTCATGATATTATTATTGCTTCTGTTGAAGATGATATTGACGAACAATATATAAAGGATGTGGTATTTATTGATGGACTACATCAGTCAGAATATGTATTAAACGATATAAATAATAGTATTATTGGGTTAAGCATTGGAGGTAAAATATTTATGGATGATATTCTACCATTAACATACGATGAACAATTAAAAATACCGAAAAAACACTATTATGAAAAGGATATTTTAAAATATGGTGAACCTTGGACGGGAGATGTTTGGAAAGTATTATATTATATTTTGAAAAATTATGGCGAACATATTGATTTTTCATATTATTACCATTTGAATTATAGAGGAGTTGGCTTGCTTAAAATCAAATCATTTTTTCAAATCGATAAGAATGCTATTGACGTGATAAATAGTTACGATTATTTTACTGATTTTAACGATTATGTTGCTATGCTTGATTCTGTATAAAAAATGAAAAGTGGAGGAAAACGTAGACACTATGAAATGGCAAAGTGAATCGAAGTTTTTCGATTATATTCCGTAGGCGAGAGTCGAAGGAATATAAAAAGAGTAGCAATAATAATTAGTTTTTTAATATAATTAAAAAACTAATTATTAAAGAGTAAATTTGAATAAATTAGTATAATGGAGTTGGTGATAAAGGAAATCAAACCACTTATTTGTTTAAATATGATAGTCAAAGATGAATCTCATATTATTGTAGATACGTTGACAAAATTCTTGAATAAAGTATCTATTGATTATTGGGTTATTTCTGATACTGGGTCTACTGATAATACACAGGAGATTATTAAAACATTTTTTAAAGAGAAAGGTATTCCTGGTGAACTTTACGAAGATAAATGGGAAAATTTTGCACATAATCGAACGTTGGCATTAGAACATGCTCATGGAAAAAGTGAGTACATATTTGTGTTTGATGCGGATGATGAATTGTGTGGTGATTTTCAATTACCAGTGCTTACTGAAGATGCTTATCACATTCAATTTGGTGATGCAAATGGCACCAGTTATACGAGGGTTTTACTAGTTAATAATAATACAAAAAAATGGAGATATTTAAGTGTAATACATGAGTTTATTGATTGTATAGATAATCCACACACGTCTGGTGTTATTACTGGAAATTATTATTGTGTTTCTGGTAGATCTGGTAACCGAAGCAAGGACCCTGATAAATATTTAAAAGATGCATTAGTTCTAGAAAAAGCACATGCGGAAGCGTTGGCTAAAAATGATTTGCTATATTTTAGATATGCTTTTTATTGTGCGAATAGCTATTTTGACTATGGGAAATATATGGATGCTATTAAATGGTATAAAATCACATTAGGTCAGGGTAATTGGGAACAAGAAAAGTATGTCAGTTGTATGAAACTATTCGTATGTTACAATATTTTAAAACAACCAGAAGCAGGCATGTTTTATTTGGTCAAAGGAATTTTATATGACAAAACAAGAGTAGAAGGTTTATTTGAGCTCGTGCAATATTATTGCGGCAATGACATGAATGAATTAGCTTATATGTATTATGGAATGGTGAAGGAATTTTATGAAAAGGAATACGTCAAAATAGATGGTACACTAAATAAGTTATTTGTAGATATTAGTAAAGCCAATTTTCATTTACCATATTGGATGATAATAGTAGCTGATAGAATTAAAAAATATGATACTGGTATTGCAATGTATCGAATTATTTTTACAAAGAAATTCAAAGAGACTAATAAAATGCTTATAGGAAATATGTTATTTAATTTGCAATTTTTTATTGACAAAATAGATAAAAACGATACACAATTTTTCACATTATTTAAAGAATATGTTGATTTTTTATTGTCTCTTCAATATCCAGTGTTTGATCACGATTTTATGATAAATTATGAAAAATATGGCATAGTTATTCCAAAAAAAACTATTCACCGACCAATATTTACAAAAGAAGAGTGTGCTGCTAGTAACAAAATATTATTTTATACTGGATTTAATGATAAGGAATGGAATTATTCTTATACTAAATCTAATGCTCTTGGTGGAGCTGAATCAGCAGTGGCATATTTAGCAAACAATTTTCCAAAAAACTATCATGTATATGTTACCGGAAGCGTTTCTGAAGAAACATATGATAATGTGACATATGTCAATTTTAATAATCTAGGTAAGCTTATTGAAACCAATGCATTTCATACTATCATTGTTTCTAGATATATAGGATTTTATGAAATGTTTCCTACATTTTCTGCTTACCAAACTTATATTTGGGGACATGATATAGTATTATTTCCTTATGGCTCTAGTTTATCAGAAAATGAGATTTTATCAAAATGGACAAATAAAATAACGGGATGCATATGTCAAACGGAATGGCATAAAAATTTATTTATAAATCAATATCCTTCATTAAAAGAGAAACTATGTGTTATTAATAATGGAATAAATATTGATAAATTTGTAGGGCCTATAAAAGCTCCTTCACTAACGTTACAGAGCTTAATCCATAAAACTTCGGCTAACGCCTACGTTTTCCTACAGAAAGTTCCAAATCGATTTATATATTCCTCTTGTTCAGAAAGAGGATTACAAAAATTGTTAGATTTATGGCCACAAATAATAGAGTATTTACCTGATGCTGAATTATATATAGCTACTTATAATGAGTTTCCTAGAGATGATAAGGAGAGAAATATGGAGAAAATAATACAGCAATATTCAAGTATTACACATGTAGGTAAATTAGAGCAGTCGAAATTATATGAATTAATAGCTAGTGCTGAATATTGGATGTACCCTAGTTATTTTAATGAAACTTCTTGTATTACATCTATGGAAATGCTAATGTATGAAGTTATTTGTTTATATTATCCCGTGGCTGGTTTAATAAATACCCTGGGTGATTATGGAATCAAAATTAGCGAAGGTAGTGAAATAGATTCATTGTTAGATTTAACTTTGAAGAAAAAAAGTGAATTAAAAAAGAAAGGACGAGAGTACGCATTATCATGTTCTTGGAAAAATAGGGCAACAGAATGGTGTAATGTGCTTTTTGTAAATTCATCCATCAGTGATACTCCTTCAGCTTTATCTCTGGAGTATAACCTAAAAAAAAATATTAAAGTTATAAATCTTAAAAAGAGGGAGGATAGAAAAAAAGCTATGAGTGAACAATTTGAGAGAGAAAATATAACCAATTATGAGTTTATTGAAGCCGTAGATGGAAATGAATTACAAGAATCTGAAGAACTTAGATTACTTTTTGAGAGAAACAACTTTAATTATCGTAGAGGTGTAATTGGTTGTGCATTGAGTCATGTACAACTATGGAACACATTAATAAATGATAATGACAATGAATATTATGTCATTTTAGAAGACGACGTGGAATTATTTCCAGGCTTCAAAGAAAAAATAGATAGTCATAGTAAACTTTTCCAAGAAAAACAATTAGAACATTTATCATTAGGTGTATATGAATGTAATGAGCTAGATCAAGAAAAAATAAAAACAAGTGAAATAACCATTTTTCAAAAAGATGTTTATAAGTTTTGGAATGTGACTTTCGCATATATTATTAGTAAAAATGCTGCAAAGCAAATGATTTCATATATTAACAATAACTCAATTAAATGTGCTATGGATAATCCCTGTTCCCATGGTGAAGTTATATTGTATCATCATACTACAAATTGTCTAGTTAAACAAAAAAACGTAAATCTATTTGGAACAGATATTCAATATGATTATAATCATTTGATATTTCCTATAAGTAATATTCAAAACCCCTTAAAAATCGCTTATTGTGATTGGTGGTATGAAGAATATTGTGGTGGAAATTTTGATGTTAATAATAATTTTATTACAGATATATTGAAAAAATATGGAGACGTAGTAGAGATAATTGTTGTTGATCCTACACAAAATCCAGATGTTTTATTTTATAGTATTTTTGGCAATGAACACACAAAATATAACAATGTTAGAAGAATATTCTTTTCAGGTGAACCATTTGGTATTAGAGCTGAGGCAGATTTTAATTTTACCTTTGATAAAAATAGTGATAAAAATACTAGATTTCCATTATGGTTAGGATATATGAATGATTATTTATTAGAGGAGTGTCAGCGTAGAAAAAGTGGAATTATAAACGTTCCTAAGAGAAATCGATTTTGTTCATTTATTGCGAATGGAGAGGTTAAAACAACTCATAGAAGAACTATCATAGAAAAATTGTCCATGTATAAAAAGGTTGATTGCGGGGGTAATTATTTAAATAATATTGGATACAATGTACCGAGAGGTATAAATTGTTCGGGAAAAATAGAACATAACAATAATTATAAGTTTGCGATTGCGTTTGAAAATGAAGATTATCCTGGATATGTTACTGAAAAAATTTGCGATATTTATAAATCAAATAGTATCCCTATTTATTGGGGTACAAAAGAAGTAGTCAAAGATTTTAATCCTTCTACTTTTATTAATGCGAGAGATTTTAACAATTTTGATGAGTTGGTTGAATATATTATTAAGGTTGATAATGACGATGATTTATATGCCAGCTATTTTAAAGAACCTATGTTTTCAAATAAATGGCTAGACGCATTTAATGATCCAAATAAAACCTTTTATAAAAATTTGGCTGATTGTATTATAGGTAAAAATAAAAATCTATTTGATAATTATTTATCTGCTAATAAAAATATAGATAAAAAAAAAGAAGATTGGGTAATTTATGGACCATCGTGGGTATATAATCTAATTAAAGATTTTGTAGTTAATTTAAATATTGATAATAATGTTACATATGTAACAAATGTTAATGAAATACAAATTATTAAGCCCTTAAAAATACTTTTTATTAATAATATTCATGATAATTCAGTATTTAATTCATTTAAAAATGTTGAAATTAGTATTTTAAATATAGATACTCTTTATATTCCGTATTTTTTGAATAATATTTTTGATATGATTAATCTTTACCCAAATATTAAAATTTATGATTATAACATTAAAAATATAGAAGTATTACAAAAATATAATATACGGAATGAATTATTAGAATATAAATATGATGATAAAGAAATAAAATATCTAAAAGAAATAAATAAACAAGAAAAAATATATGATTTTGGTATAATATGTTATAATAAAGATGCTTCGTGTA